AACTATGGATACTGTACAATTTACTTTTAATATAAAAGAAGTTAAGTATGTAGATTTTGTAGTTAGTAATATAAAAAATATATTCGGTCTTACTACTATAGTTAGACATTTTCCTGAAAAAAATACTACACAACTTACAGTATGTAGTTCTACTTTAGCAAAATTTTTTAAATCTTTATTTGGTCATTCAGCTCATACTAAAAAATATCCAGAATGGTTCAATTTTTTATCTGATGATAAATTTTTTGGGTTAATTACTGGAATGTTTGATGGTGATGGTCACTACACAGATAGATTTATTGCATACAGTTCAGTATCTTTAGATTTAATAACGTTAGTAAGAGATGGTCTTCTTAGAAGAAAATTTTTCATGTCGATACGAGATACGTATAGACCAGACGGAAGTAGTTTTAATGGTTTTATGGCTACCATACATTCAGATTTAGAAAGACTATACTTAAATTTAGAGATTGATGATTTTAAACTTACTAAAGTAAATAAAGAATATTATCATTTTTTTATAGATGGCTACGTTGCTTGTAGGATACACTCAATAAAACCATCTGATTACACTGGATCTGTATACAATATGTCAGTAGTAGACGATGAGTCTTACTGCGTTAATGGTGGTTTTATAGCTCATAATTGTGCTAAAAAAGATCAGGGTTGGGATCTACCAGAGATTGTTAAATCTTATGGGCTTAGTACAGTAAATGATGTTATTTTTCCTGAAAATTTCGGACCTAACCAAGGTTATCCAAGGAATATCGTTAACTTGATATATAATGCTAGTGATTGTGTTATCAGCACAACTTTAGGTGAAGGTTTTGGGTTTTGCCTTCATCCTGAAACTAATATTTATACTGATTCTGGAATAAAGTGTATTAAAGATTTAACGGTTATGGATAAAGTATTATCATCTAATGGTACTTATAACGAAGTTCAAGCCATAATGTCCAAATATCATGATGATAGTTTATATAATATTACTACTTGGATGTCTAATATCCCAATAAAATCATCACCTGAACATGGTTTTCTTACTTTAGATAATGGTAATTACACATGGAAAAAAGCTGAAAATCTTTTAGTAGGAGATCAACTTTTATTTCCTAGAAACTGTGATAAAAATTATGATTTAAATATAGATAATGAGTCAGCAAAAATTAATGATGATTATTTAATTTTACCTATAAAGAAGATAAAAGTAGAAAAATATTGCGGTAAACTAATTGATATACAGGTAGCTAATACTAACGATTTTATTGCTGAAAATGTAGTTGTGCATAATTCATGGATTGAGTCCATGGCTACTAAAACTCCAGTTATTATGCCAGGAAATACTATGATGCCTGAATTTATTACAGAAGATCGTGGATGGCTAGTAAAGAGTGGGTCAAATCCAAGTTTATTTACTGTAGTACCAAATGATAATGAGGTTGTACGACCTTTAGTTGATGTTGAAGATATGATTAGAATAATGAAAGAAATATATTCAAATTCTGAGGAAGTTAAAAGACGTACAGAAAATGCATATAGTTGGGCTACTACGCAAATGGATTGGTCTTCACACATTGTTCCTAAATGGTTAACTATATTTGATTCTGCTTATAAAAGTTTAATGGCTGGTGAAGTAGTTAAAGCTGAAACTAATAAGATAATTGAAACAGAAAGTTTTTAGGAGGTATAATGAAAGTAAGAATAATGAAAGAATGTGGGTATGAAGAATCACTTTATGGGTTATCATTATCTTTTAAAGATAGAGAAATAACTTTCAAGGACTGGTGGACAGCAGAACGTTTTAAAAAGTTGAGTAGTAAAGCTACTATACAGCATAAAATGGATGGAGGACATAATAAATTTTTAGAATCTATTCAAATGTGGGTTGAAGTTGAGGCTCCTAGAGGATGGTGGAGTGAATTTGATACTTATCGTTTAGCTACAAAACAAAGTGAATGCTATGATGATATTACAGAAATTCTTACGAATAGCGGTTGGAAATTATTTAAAGATGTGCACATGGGAGATAAAGTATGTACTTTAAATATGACTAATAAATTTATAGAGTATCAATATATTACTAATTATATATCATCTTTTTATCAAGGTGATATGATTAGGTTTAAAGGACGTAGTTATGATTTAAAAGTTACTCCTAATCATAATATGGTAGTTAAAAATAGAAGGGGGTCTAGTTTAAGACTACTAAAAGCTGTTAATTTTACACATAATCATGCTATACCGAAAGGCGGTATATGGGCTGGTAACAATATAAATCAGATATGTATACCAAAAATAAAAAATCATCTTGGTTCTGAGGATATATTTATAAATACCGATGTAATGTTAAAATTTATGGGTATATTTATTTCTGAAGGGTATTTATATAACTATTTAAAAAAAAGTAATTATATTATAGGCGTATGTCAGTCTAAAAAATCAATTAATTATAATGAAATAGATGAATTTTTTAAAGTATTTCCTTTTAAAGTGTGTAAACAAAGTAAAGGTAATGATGTAAAGTGGCTTATACATTCAAAACAATTATATAGGTATTTAGAAAATCAAAAAGGAGCACTTCATAAATATATACCTACTTGGATACTTAATCTTCCAGTAGATAAATTAATTTTGTTTGAGAAGTGGATAATGATGGGTGATGGATGTATAACTAACGGTCATCATATTTACATATCTATAAGTAAGACACTTATAGATAATATGCAAGAATTATGGTTAAAGATAGGGTCTAACTCTAATATAAGAGTGCATCAGAAAATGATAGGTAAGAGAAATATTGTATGGAGTATTTCAAAACATAAAACATTATATTCATATGTATTAAAAAATAATATATTAAAAGAACCATATAGTGGTAATATTTATTGTGTTGAAGTTCCTAATCATGTAATAATGGTAAGAAGAAATAATAAAATAACTTGGTCTGGTAATTCAACTATGCATACTATTCAAAAGAGACAACTTTTACCATATGATTTTGAAGATGGGACAGACAGCCGACAAATAGATATTTTTAATGAAATACTTAAAGAAGAAACAAGTAATTTCACTGAAAAAGGTTTACTTATAGGTGATAGTTTAGAGAGGGTAAAATGGAATTTACCTGAGGGATTTTTGCAGACTAGATTGGTTTGCGTTAATTACAAGACATTAAGAAATATGTTTATACAAAGACATAGACATAGATTAAAACAATGGCACACTTTTATAGACAGTGTTATTGAACAATGTGAGCACCCAGAGTTATTGCCAGAAGTATGAAATGATTAAAATAAGGGTCATATTATTGACCCTTATTTTTATTTAAACTTAGTATTGACAAATTGATATTATGTATTATATTAGTTGTATCAGTGATTAAATAGAGTAAATGTTAAATGGAGGAGGAATATAGATGGAAATAAAAGGCATAAAATTTATTTCGTGTGTAGAAGACGGTAGTGGATATGCTGCGGCGGCTAGGAAAAATATAATTGCACTATATAAACTAGGAATACCACTTACTATTAAAACTGTATCATTTGAACCAGCTAGACCAGACTTAGGTGAAGATGGAAAAATTATTAGATCTCTTATAGATAAAGATATTGATTATAATATTATATTTTGTCAACTAACTCCTGAATGGTGGGCTCAACATAAAGAACGAGGAAAATTTTTTGCAGGATTTACTATTTGGGAAACTAGTAAATTACATCATTCGTGGGCTAAATATATTAACGATACTGCTGATCTATGTATGGTAGGATGTGATTGGAATGTTGGTGTGTTTAAAGAAAGTGGTGTTACAGTTCCAATTGTTAATGTTCCACATGTTATGGATATAAATGAATTTAAAGATATAGAACCTTATAATATTAATGGTGTTGCTGATGAAACATATATGTTTTATTTTATAGGTCAGTGGTGTTATGATGAACAAACTAGAGTTTTAACTAAAGGAGGTTTTAAATATTTTAAAGATTTATTATATGAAGATGAAATTGCAACTTTAAATAAAGAAAATGATAAATTAGAATATCATAAACCTGATAAAATAGTAAAATTTAGAAGAAAAGATAAAATGCTACATTTAAATAGTGGTGGTCAATATGATGTGTGTGTAACACCAGATCATAAAATGGTTGTTAAAACTAAATATGATGAATCATGGCAACTTAAACCTTTAAATGAACTTTTAGCAAAAACTACAGATGGTAAATTAAAAGTTAGTAATATATATAGATCCAAAAAGAATTGTATTTGGGAAGGTCAAGAAGAAGAATTTTTTTATCTTTGCAATAAAGAAGATGTTACTATTGATTCAAAAAAGATTCGGATGGATGATTTTTTAGAATTTTTTGGATGGTATTTATCTGAAGGTTCACTCGAAAAATCTACTAATTATTATAGAGTAGTAATAACTCAGTTAAAGAGTGAGCAGTATAAAAAAGAAATTTGGGAATGTATAGAAAGAATGGGTTTTACTCCAGTAAATCATAACAATAAAGACATTTTATTTAATTCAAAATATTTATATTTTTATTTACTTGAATTTGGTAAATGTTATGAAAAATTTATTCCTACATGGTTAAAGGATTTAAGTTCTGACCAGATTAAGATTTTTCTTAATTCATTAATTAAAGGCGATGGTAGTTTTTCAAAGAATGGTAGTTGGATGAAATACACTACTACTTCTAAAAAATTAGCAGAAGATGTTCAAGAGTGCTTATTAAAAGTTGGATTTTCAGGGTCTATTTCTACTTGTGACCCAACTAAGAACAAATATGGAATGATAGATGGAAGATTAATAAAAGGTACAAGGTTACAATATACGATATCTGTTAATAAACACCAAAATGAACCTTCTTTAAGTCGTGCAAGATTAGATGAAATTGATTATGATGGTTATGTTTATTGTGCTTCTGTTAAGAATCATACAATGCTAGTGGAAAGAAATGGTAAAATACTTTTTTCTGGTAATACTGAGCGAAAGAATGTCTTATCTACAATAAAAACATATTGGAGAACTTTTAGGAGAGGTGAAGATGTAGCTCTTGTAATGAAAACACATAGAAGTGATTATAGTGATGGAGAAAAAGATGCAATACGAACCACTATTAGAAGATTAAAACATGCTTGTCCTATGGAAGGGTATTCATATCCACCTATTTATTTAGTGCTAGATATGCTAAGTGATGACGAGATGAAAGGTTTACATGCTAGAGGAGATTGTTATATAACTTTAGATAGAGGTGAGGGATTTGGTTTATCAACTGCTACTGCTGGTGCTGCAGGTAACCCAGTAATTGCTACTAATTTTGGTGGCTCTACTGAATATTTGAAGGAAGATAATAGTTATTTGGTAGATTTTGTAGAAGTATGCTGTCACGGTATGCCGTGGTGTATGTCTTTGAATTCATTAGTAAAAACAGAAAGTGGCTATCTAAAAGCTAGTAGTTTACAGGAAGGTATTAGTATTTATAATAAAAATCTTAAACTAAAAAATATAAATAAAGTAGAATTTAGACCTATAAAAGAAGAAGAAGATATGTATTCTATAAAATATTACTCTATGTCCGACCCAGTAGAACTTACTGGGCAACATAAACTTTATGTAGTGGAAAATAGTATACCAGTTAATAAAAAAGTTTGTGATATAAATGCAAATGATTATTTATATGTACCAACACCATCAAAATTAGATATATTCGATAGTAAAATAAATATAAATGGAATTGAATTTGAAGGCGAGTCTTTAAGTAGATTATTATATTTATGTGGATTATACCTAGCAGAAGGTTATGTTTCTAAACATAGAACATATATTGGATTTTCTTTTAATATAAATGAAAAATTTACTTTAGCTAATAAATGTAAAACATATATGGAGGAATTTTTTGGAAAACATATAAGCCATATATATGAACGAGATTTAGTTGACAGAAACGGGTGTGAAATTATTTTTTATGGTAAAGAATTAATTGAGTTTTTTATGAGTAATTTTGGTACAGGAAGTCATGATAAATTTATATCTAATAAAATTAAATATAATTTTTTTAATATAGATCTTATTCGTGGTTATTGGGATGGGGATGGGCATATTAGAAAGGAAGGATATAAAAATAAAAGTTTGAATATGAAAAGAATAAATCCAGAATGTTCTGCTGAAACAGCTTCATTTTCTTTGTCTACAGATTTGAGAGATGTATTACTTTCATTGAATATTGTACCATCTTTAAGAAGAAGTAAAAGAACCGATGGTAGGATTAGTTATATATTTTCAATTTCTGATGAGGAGTTTGATACTATTTTAGATGTTAAAGCTAAAAGAGTTAAGAGTAGGTATAAGAAAAAAATAACAGGTGGATTTGGTGTTTTAATAACTAAAAAAGAAATTATCGAGGATTATAAAGATCTTGTATGTAGTATTTCAGTTGATATAGATGATGAGTTTGTAGAAGATGGTGGTAGTTACATATTGAATGGAATAGCTTCAAGTAATTCAAGATGGTATAGTTTAGACCAGTATTGGGCTTTTCCTAGCGAAAAACATGCTTCTCAACTTATGAGATCTGTTTATGATGATCAGAATGAATCTATTGCACGTGGAAAAAAATTACAAAAATATATCGGTGAAACTTTAAATTGGAAAGTAATAGGTCAAAGAATTATTGATGGAATAAGGAGTGTGTAATATGGGATTTTTTAGATACCCTGGCGGAAAAAATAAATTGTCCACATTAATATTACCTAAAATACAAGAAGTTTTTAATAATAATGATGAAATAAAGGAATATAGAGAACCATTTTTTGGTGGTGGAAGTATAGGATTAAAAACACTTGATTTTAACATTGATAAATTTTGGATAAATGATTATGACTGTGGTATTGCTAGTATATGGTATAGTGTCATTAATAGACCAGAAGAATTAAAAAAATTAGTTATGTATTTTAAACCTTCAGTAGAAGCATTTTATCATATAAAAAATGTTTTAATGAATAATCTACCCAGAGATTTAACAGACGATGAAAAAGTTTTACATGGGTTTTATAAAATAGCTATCCATCAAACTTCTTATTCTGGATTAGGAACTAAATCTGGAGGACCTTTAGGTGGAAAGAAACAGAAATCTATTTATGATATAGCATGTAGATGGTCACCAGAATACATATGTAAGAAGATAGATTTTTATAATAAATTATTTTCTAAAAATATTCTTAGACATTCAACATGTACATGCTTTGATTACTCGGCTTTAATTTTGGATGATAAAGAAAGATCGTTTTTATATTTAGATCCTCCATACTATGTAAAAGGAAATGACTTATATCAGTTTGGATTTTCTAACGATCAACATTATAGATTAGCTAATTTACTAAAAAGAACACATCATTTATGGTTATTATCATATGATTTTTGCGATGAAATAGAAAACATGTATAAAAGATGGGCTAATATAGAATATTTAAATGGTGTTAACTATTCTATAAATACATCTCGCGGTAAACAAGAACTTTTAATAAGCAATTTTTAAGGAAATTTATTATGTACCTTGAAGATAATATACAATTTTTTAATACCATTGTAAAAATAGAGGACTCTTTATTTAAAAATACTCTTACTACAAGTGTTAATTTTGCCCATACACTAATGGTTGATAGAGGACAATCTATAGATTACTATACTAAAAATAGAAATGCTTCTAAACCTATAGATGATACGATAATGGGTAAGATGGGAGAATTATTTGTAGCTTATTTTCTAACAGAGTATTTAAACTATCCATTCATATTACCAGACTTTACTATTTATAAATCTAGGAAGAAAGACTGGTCTGAAGATCTACGTTATAGCCCTATCAACAAAGATTTATTAGACTTCCACGTCAAAACATGTAACTCATTTACAAAAAATTATTGTGGTATAAGTTGGACATTTCAAAAATCTAATAAAAATACTAAAGGAGGTATAGATTCCATATACAATAGTGTAAAGAATGATATAGTATTCTTTATTTATATGGAGTCATATAATAAAAATGAAGCTTTAATAAGTTTTTCGGCGCCATTTAAAAAAATACAACCTATGTTAAAACCACCTAAAAAGAAGGAATTATTTGGATTAAAAGAATGTATATATTTAAATGATATTATGAGTAATTACTAAGGAGGATTATGCTATTAACTTTAAACATAGGATCAGGAAATAGAACCTATAAAGAATATCCACCAGGATATAAATGTATAAATTTTGATATAAGAGAAAATCTTGTACATATAGATGAAGTAGGAGATGTAAAAGATTTATCTAGATTTAACGATGAACACTTTGATTATATTTTAGCATCAGATATTATAGAACATTTTAAAATTTCTGAGGTAGATTTAGTGCTTAAGGAATGGGTACGTGTTTTAAAAACTGGAGGCGCTATAGAATTTAGACTTCCTAATTTAGAAGCCATAGCCACCGATTACATAAAAAGAAAAGATGAAAATAGGACTGATATGTTTGACGTACCTATAACTCACTACTTTAATTGGCTTTTGGGTGGTGGTCAGGATTATGATTATAATATACATTATACTCAATATGATAGAAGACTTTTTAAATATGTCTGTGAAAAGAGTGGTTTGAGTGAGATGAGTTGGACAAGAGATGGTTATAATATGACAGTAAAATTCATTAAATTTTAATAAAGAGGAGAACTAATTATGGAATTAAAAGGAACATACAATGTTTGGACAGACGCTACTGAAATTAATGCACCAAAAGAAATATTAACTGGTACAGCTAGCAGTATTCATAGTCTATATAAGGAATATGATAAATTCATAAACGTTATAACAGAAAAGGGAACAATTCTGGATTTCGGATGTGGAGTGGGCAGGAACACAATACAGTTAAGTAAGAAATTCGAGAAAGTATATGCTTTTGATTTTGAAAATATGATTAATATGCTTAGGTCTACTAAAGCTTATCGGAGACGTACCAACATTGAATGTTTTACAGACTGGGATGAGCTTGCTACTAAAAAAGTAGATGTTATATTCTGTTCAATTTGTTTGCAACATATTTATACAGTCGATCTTTTAAATTATTTACACGCATTTACAAAAATGTCTAATGCACTATATGTTTTTACTCGTTCTTACAATGATCATAATGGTCATAATATGTTTTCAATTCTTACTAGATTCTGGCAAGTTGCTGATATGTATAGTACAACGCTAGAAACACTTAAAAATGCTTCTGGTGAAGACCATTATTTGATTAAACTATCCTGCGATAAGGTAGAGGAGTAATTTTATGAAGCATAGATTAATACACAGTGTATTTGTAAAGAATGAGGCTCATTGTATAAGTAACATGTTAGAATCTATATTACCCTACGTTGGTGATAGCTACATACTTGTGGATAATACTACAACTGATAATACCAGAGAAATAGCTAAAGCACATGGGTGTCATGTTAAAGATTTTAAATTTGAAAACTTTGGCAAAGCTCAAAATACTCTATTTTCATGGGTAAAGGATTTTTCAGATTGGAGCTTCAATATGGCACCAGATGAAACCATATCAAAAGAGTTTGGTGAAAACTTATTGAAACTTATAGACGATAATCAGAATAGTAAAGTAGATGGTTTTCACTTTCCAAGAAGGCACTGGTTAGATTTAGAAATGAAAAATGAGTATACAGAAGTTAAGTGGTATCCTGATGTACAATTAAGATTACTAAGAAATGATTATCCACGAATACATACTGTTAAATATGTTCATGAACCCATTATAGGTCTGCGTGGATCTGTTGTTTGTATGAAATTTGATCTGAATCATTTCAATTTATATTGGAAAGGAAGGATGGAGTATACTTTGGATAAGATGAATACTCTTTACAATAGTTTGATGGCTTTAGAAAAACAGGAAGGAGGCAAAAATATCTGGCCAGATGGGGACTAAACTTAATATAGAATATATAAGATCAGAATTTGAGAAATATGGGTATACTCTTCTATCGGAAGAGTATACCGGTAGTAAAAATAAACTATACTATAGATGCACTTATGATCATGAGCATAGTACTGTTTGGGATAGTTGGAAACAAGGAAAAAGATGTCCAACTTGTGCGGATATTAAATTAACTTATGAATTTGTAAAACAATCTTTTGAGAGTGAAGGTTATACTTTAGTTTCTAAGGAATACATTAATAGTGGAAGCAGGCTAAATTATGAATGCCCTAAAGGTCACAAACATAGTATAGTATGGGATAATTGGAAACAAGGTAGTCGATGTTTAACTTGTGCTGGTAATGTTAATCTTACTATAGAGTATGTAAAACAATCTTTTAATAAGGAAGGTTATATTCTTTTATCTAAAAAATACATTAACAACCATACTAAGTTAGATTATATATGTTCTAATAATCATGAACATTCTATGGTTTGGATTAATTGGAAAAAGGGTAAAAGATGTCCAACTTGTGCTGATATAAAATTTTCAGGTTCAGGGCATCCAAACTGGAATGGTGGAACTTCTTATGAGCCATACTGTCCAATTTGGAGTGACAAAGATTATAAGGAAGATATAAAATTAAGAGATGGAAATAGATGTCTTAATCCTGGTTGTTGGAAAAAAGATAATATTATTGCTATCCACCACATAGACTACAACAAGAAAAGCTGTAGTCCTAAAAATCTTATCACAGTATGTAGGAGTTGTAATGCTAGGGCAAATAAAGATCGTGAGTGGCACACAGCATGGTATCAAGCACTGATGTATAGGAGATATAAATATGAATACTAAAATAGTTCAAGTAGGATGCGGCATATGGGGAAAGAATTTGTTAAGAACTTTAAATAGTCTTAATGTTCTTTCTGGAGTTTTTGACTTAGACAAAGAATCTTTGATAAATTTTACAAAGCAGAAGATCTATAGGGGAGTTTATTTTGATACAGATTGGGAAAAGTGTCTTGATAGAGACGAAGTTAAAGGTGTTGTTATTGCTACACCACCGAAAAATCATTTTGAAATAGCAATGAAAGCTCTTCAACATGATAAACATATATTTGTAGAAAAACCTATTGCTACAAGTTTGGAAGAAGCAGAAGCTATAGTTAAGTATGCTAAAAGTAAAAATTTAATAGTTATGGTGGGTCATATTTTTTTGTACGCACCGGAAATTTTAAAGCTAAAAGAAATTATAAATAGTGAAGCCTTTGGAAAGGTTCATTATGTTTACACACAAAGATTAAACCTTGGTCAAATACAATCTTGTGGGGTTCTTTCGGATCTTTTACCACATGATATTTCTATCATAGATTTTCTTTTAGATAGAACATGTAACAGTGTATCAGCATTTGGAATGAAGAATGTATTAACCAATGTTGAAGATGTAGCATTTGTAATAATGGATTATGGTGATGATATCAAAGCTCATCTTCATCTTAGTTGGCTAGATCCTCATAAAGTAAGGAGTACTGTTGTAGTAGGCGATAAACAAATGGCTGTATGTGACTCTATTAACAAAACAATAGCTATATACAATAAAACAGTGGACTTAAGCAAGCTTCAGTCTGAAACCTATTTGGATTATTCAAGACATCTTTTAAGCTATAAGTATGGAGATGTAGTCTATCCTTATATAGAAACATGGGAGCCATTGGTTAAAGAGTGCCAAGAATTCATTTCGTGTATAGAAGAAAATAGACAGCCTCTAAGTAATGGTGATGTTGGGGTGAACGTAGTTAAAGTTTTAGTCGCGGCTCAAAAATCATTATCTGACAATGGCTGGTGGAAAAAAGTATGATATCCGCGCATCTAATAACTCATCAGTGTGTTATACTCGACTATTGTGTAGAATCTACTATAAGATGTATGATGGGTCTATGTGATGACATATACATTAATGATGGAAGTTCTACGGATGGAACTTTAGATATTTTGTATTCTCTTCAGAATGAATATGGTAAAGGTAGAATAAAGTTATTTGTAAAGGATTGGCAACATAATAGACAAATGTGGGCAAATGAAAAGAATTTCCTACTTGACAAAATGCCAATCGATGCTTATATTCTCGCTATAGATGCTGATGAGGTTCTAAATGAAAACGACTTTGACCAGATTAGAAAAGCAGTTAGTATGGAGATTCCGGCTATTGCGTTTAATGTTATTCACTTCTATGGAGTTCCAACTCATTATATTGAGGGACCTGCTTGGTATAAACAGCATACACGCCTCTGGAGGCACTCTACCGGCATTAGACTTTTACACAGGAATAATGGTTGTGCTGATGATTTAGTGTGGGCAGATGGTTTTCCAGCTCATTCAGGACGCAATATTAATTGTGGAGCCAGTATTTATCATTATGGTAATTGTAGAGATCCAAAAGCATTGGGTATGAAAGCTAAAAAAGCCGATGATCTATATCAGTATAGTAATGTATATGAGGGTGGTAAGATAGCATCTCCTAGATCTTTTACATACGCATTTGATTCTGTTGGTGCTAAAATTTTTAGTGGTGCCCATCCAAAATATATTGCGGACTGGTATAATAGACATGTTAATCAGGATACGTATTTTAATGCTCAAGATGGTGAAACTAATAAACTTTGGTGTTTTTAAAAGGAGAGGAATATGGTTAGTACTTACAATACATTTATTCATCCAACATCAGTGGTAGAGACAACAGATATAGGTTATGGAACTTACATAGGTCCGTTTACATATATATCTGATAGAGTTAAAATAGGAAATAATTGTAGAATATATTCAGCATCTATAGGACTACCTGGAGAACATCCTAATGGGGCTAAGGATGGAGGTGGTATTATTGAGATAGGTGACAATGTGGAAATAAGAGAGTATGTTACTATTAATACACCACTTTTTACTGATAGAACTTTAGTAAGTAAAGGTTGTTATCTTATGGCTAAGTCTCATGTAGGTCATGATGCCAAGCTCGCTGAAAGAGTAGTTCTTCATACTGGGGCAATTATAGGTGGGCATTCTGAGATAGGACGTTACTGTTATATGGGTCTTAATTGTTCTACTCACCCATTTGCTAAGCTAGGAGATTTCTGTATAGTAGGAGCAAATGGTGTTTATAAAGGTGAATCACCTGCAGCTATAGTATGGGCAGGAGTTCCATGTAAGCCATTAAAAGTTAATAGGGTAGGTTTAGATAGACATGCTTTACCTAAAGAGAAATATTTATTAACTGAAATAGCAGAAACTTTTTTAGCATCGATTAAAAAATGAATAAAAAGATTAAACTACTGTATATATTTTCCAAATCTGAACTATGTGTTAATGCCCATATAATTAAATTTTTACAGTCCAAAAATATAGAAATAATACCGCAGGCTATTCAAGCAGTAAATAGTTATGGTATAGATGCAAAGCAGTTTATGAACGCAGGATTCTGTAAAAGACATATATTTGAAAAATATGATTATATTTTATGGGCTACACATAGCGCTACGATGCCTGAATTTAGATATTTTCAAAAGAATGTGAAGCCTAGAGTAGGATTCATAGACATAGAGCATGATTTATTTGCTAATGATTTACCTGAAAATTGTTTAACTTATGGTAAGTCATTATTGGTAACTTTTCAAAAACGTCATTATGAAAATGCTATAAAATTACTTAATGATGGAAGAAGTATTATAAATGCTAAGTGGCCAAAATTAAGTATTATGTATTATAGTATGTCTTTTAATGATATAGATAGATGGAATGATGTTATTTTAATAGGTACTGGTATTTGGAATGGTATAAATATACCCTTAGACGGAATATTTATACCGTTTCATAAAGTATGGTATAAAAAATATACTAGTGATTGGCATGTTAATGGTATAGAAATGCTTCCAGAACAATTTAATGGACCTATAGGTAGTAAGTATTGTACTGATGTTTGTAAATTTTTTATGACTATGGGTAGTAGTTGTTACCAAGACGCATTATTATTTGGAAGCATTCCTATACTTATGCCTGGAACTATTACTAAAGATTCCATGATAGATGATATACTATCTCAGGTTGAAGTTAGACTATGGCAACCTCCTGGTATAAAGTCGTTTAAATGTGTAACAACTAGTAATTTAACAGAGAAAATAGCATTTCTTAAAAATGATTATGATTTATATAAAAAAATTCAAAGAGAACTTTTTTTAGAGTGGTTCGATGAAGATTATTATTCATTGCCACATGCATACAATGTTATTTATAATTTTATTAAGGAGACAGCATGATAGATAAAACAGTATTTTTTCCTGGAAAATTTCATCCACCGCATCTTGGACATGCTAGAACTATTTTAAATTTAATGTCTAAGTATGAAAGAGTTATTGTAGGTGTTAGTGAGGATATACCAGATAATCCAGTCACTAACCCAGATATAGTACTTAATATATTAAAGGATTTATTTTCATTACATAATAATGTAAAAATTTATAGAATTTTTGGGGTATTAACTAAAAAAATAGACTTACTTGGTTTACCAGAATTTGATATGTTAGTATCAGGAAATCCAGATGTTTTAAATTGGGCAAAAAAATTTAATATAGAAACCGAGTTTATACCACGATCTGAAGGTTATCTATTTAGTGGAACGGAAATAAGAGATGAGTTACAACGTAGCTAAAAATTTTTGGAAGAGTAGAGGCGCTTATCCTAAATACCCTAATGTTAAGCAACGTAGATTAATTGATTTTAATTTTATTATGAATAATATAGATTCTATAAAATCAGTAATAGACATAGGTTGTGCAGATGGTTATTTATTAATAGCTCTCAGAGAATTTACAGACATAGAATTATTCTATGGGTATGATATATCGCAACCATTATTACTAAAACTTGAAGATAGGTGGGGCGAACAGAGAAATTTAATAACAAAGGTTCAAGATTTTACTACATTAATAGATTTTCCTTGTACTGATTTAACTATTTCATTGGGCATGTTTCCTTATATATTTGAAAGTAAAGATTTATGTAATTTATTAAGTAAAATAAAATCTAAAGAATTAATAGTAAGAACTCCATGTTCTATGAGTGGTAGTGATGAGTATATAAATGTTTATTCAAATGAATTAGAAAGTGAATACTCTGCTATATATAGAACTGTGAATAATTACGTGGAAATTTTAAAATTATTTTTTAGAGATATATCAGTAGAAAGTTCTTATCCAGACGTAATAGAAAGTAAATATGGAACTAAACATTTTTTCTTTGTGTGTAGAGAAAAAAAATTAAATTAATTTGGAGGTAATATTATGTTAGCTATGTATATAAATTCTAATTCTTTTTCTATTTGTGGAGATTTAACTAATACTTTTAATTTCGGAAGTCAAATAAAAGCTACTTGTTCTGGTATTGATTATTATGGGTCTGTAGAAAATTCTTTATATAATGATGGTAATACTTTAGTTGAGCTTGCAATAGGCAGTGATATTTTATATGGAGATATTATGGATGTAAAATATAGTGTTATAGCTTATACTGATATTCCAAAACATTTTCATATTGATGACGATATCATTGGGGGAATAAATTCTCATGTAACATTTGAAACACTATATAATAATGGTGATGTAGGAGAAACAAATGATAAATTAGCGATGGGAAATCATATACACTCCTTAATAAATAAAGATGACTCTTCTATAGAAATATATGACAATGGTTCCGATGCTTATATTCAATTCAATATAGATGGCGTTCAAAAAGTAAAATTTTTTAATAATAAGTATTGTTATTATGTGCAAAATGATTGGGGTGGACTTCAAATATGGTATGCTGGTTCAGTAGCCGATAACTGTCCTATGGTAGATACTTATAAGTCTAGAGGTAGTTTAAGTAGTCCAACAACAGTTTATGATGGTGATAGATTAGCCCAACTTGAGTGGTTTGCATATACTACAAATTGGAAACAGCCATGTAACATTATTGCTAATATAAAAGGAGTAAGCGGTGCTAACTGCGGGGGAGAAATTAATTTTTATACAGCTAATGTGTCTAATGGTTCTCCAGTAGTAACTATGAAATTAACTGAAGGAAGAAATATTTGTCCTGGAGCAGATAATATTACAGATTTAGGAACATCTTCTTTAAGGTATAATGATATTTATGCTACTAATGCTACAATACAAACTTCTGATGCTAGAGAAAAAGAAAATATTAAAGAATCAGATTTAGGATTATCTTTTATATGTGAGCTTAAACCTGTATCATATAAACAAAAAGACTATACTTCAGTTGAAGAAATTGTTAAAGTTGAAGTAAATAATAATGGTGAAAGAAGTGAAATAAAGCAGAGCATAGAGCATAAACATATGCATAATAGGACACATTACGGACTACTTGCTCAAGATGTTGAAGATGCAGTATATAAATTTAATAAAACTACCAATGATTTTGCTGGAATAATTTACGATAAAGACTCAGATAAATATGGTTTAAGATACTGTGAATTTATATCATCTATGATAAAAGCTATACAAGAATTAAAATTTAAAAATGATGAATTAGAATATAGAATAAAATCATTGGAGAAAATATAATGTCAATAAACATAAATAGTTTAGAAAATGCCATGGAATTAATACATAAAGGTTTTAATAAAGAAATTTGGCAAGAAGTTCATAATTTTAGTGCCAATAATAATGACTGGTGTATATCTAAAAGTAAGATATTAGAAAAAGATACTGATTTTTGTAAAAGTATTACTAATATTGAATGGCACGAATTACTATGTGAAAAAGAATTTCCATTAACTTATGGTGAAGTGTTAGAGATAGGAGGTCATTTTGGTAGATTTAGTTTATATAAAGCATTAAATTTTCCAGAAATGAGGTTATCTGTAACGGATATATCAACTGATATAACAAAACTTACAATAAAACATTTAGAATTACTTAATATAAAAAATATTAAACGCTACACAATGTTTTCAGAAGATATAGAATTTAAAAATGATATCTTTGATAGAGTATATGCACTGGAAACTATTGAACATGTAGGTGATTTAAATAAATCTTTATTAGAAATAAAAAGAGTTTTAAAAATTGGTGGTGATTTTATTTTTGCATTACCTTTTAATGACTGGGCTGATGGTGGATTTCATACTCAGAAACATTCTGAGGAATTTTGGAAAGATAAATTAAAAGAATATTTTACAGTAACTAACTGGATATTGATGGAAAATGGTAATAGCGTCTGTGGAAGAGGAGAAAAAATATGAAGACATTTAAAGAATCAACTTTGGATTATAGATGTATTGGTGGCTGTGGTATGGAAATTTATAATGCTGATCATGATTATGGTACGAAATGTTCAGAGTGTGGAGGCAAGTTAATAAAAGTAGTCAATAAAAAAAATAAATTGCGGGGTAAAAATAATGAAAATTAATTTTGTAGATTTAGAAAAACAATATGAAAATTTAGATGTTACTCCTTTAATTGATCTTATTAAGCATGGTCAATTTGTAGGTGGTAAAGCTCTAGAAGAATTTGAAGATAGTTTTGCTAAATACTGTGGTACTAAATACGCAGTAGGAGTAGGATCAGGTACAGATGCTTTATGGTTATCTTTAAAAGCTTTAGGTATAGGTGTTGGAGATGAAGTTATAGTTCCAGCTAATACATATATTGCTACTGCATTTGCAGTATCTCATACTGGGGCTAAACCAGTGTTTGTTGATCCTAATCCAGAAACATACACTATCGACGCAGAAAGCATAGAAGATGCAATTACCACTAAAACTAGAGCTATTATTCCGGTACATTTATATGGTTATCCTGCTGATATGGATGGGATAATGGGTCTTGCTGAAACTTATGAATTATTTATAGTGGAAGATTGTGCTCAGTCTGCTGGTGCTATTTATAAAGGTAAGCGTACTGGATCTTTTGATGCAGTAGGATGTTATTCTTTTTACCCGACAAAAAATTTGGGTGGTTTAGGTCAAGGTGGAGCAGTAGTTACTAATGAGGAATTTATAGCTAACTATGTCCGCGAGATGGGCAATGTAGGTAGATCATCTGGTTCATGGTTTGACTACTCTCATGTTGGACTCAATTCTCGTTTAGATACAATTAACGCTAAGTTTTTGTCTTATGGTTTAGCGACTTTAGATTACTGGAATAATCATCGTGTAAAAGTAGCTAATTGGTATTACCAACAACTTAAGGATGTAGCTAATGTTAAAACTCCGCTTATGAAAACTGATGAAATAAAACCAGTATTTCATTTGTATGAATTAAAATGTGAAGATAAAATTACTAGAGATTTATTAAAAGATTTTCTCAATAAAAATAATATTTCTACTAGTTTGCATTATCCAAAACCATGTCATCAACAAACTATGTACAAAAATTTTTATTCCATTTGCCCAATTTCAGATAACCTTTCAGATACTTTATTATCTTTACCAATGCATCCTACATTATTGGAAGAAGAAGTTACATTTATATGTGATATTATAAAGGAATTTTTTAATACTAAAAAATAATTTATAGTGGAAAAGGAGAAACACATATGGATTTTGGTAATATTAAACTTATTATCAGTGAAATTGATGGGATAATTACTGAACACCTAGTAGGTTATGGTGAATTAAATACCGTTATGTTTAAGCAATTTTACATGAAAGATTTTGAAGCTATAAATCTTATTAAGAAGGATTGGGGATTTGCTTTTTTATCATCTGATGCTAATATTAATGCTTCACTTAGTAAAAAAAGAAATATACCTTTTTTCTTTGCTGAAAAAAATAAAAAAGAAGTTTACAATCAAATTCTTCAACGATATAGTATAGCCCCAGATAATGTTTTATATATAGGAAGTAGTTATTCTGATATTAGTTGTATACAAATGTCAGGTTTTTCTATGTGCCCAGAAGATTCAGTTCAGCAAGTAAAAGCTATAGTTAATTATATAATTCCTGTTTACAGTGGTGCAGGTGTTTTATGCCATGTTTATGAATTACTTAATAATTTTAAACTTAATAGGAATAGGGAGGAATAATTGGCATTAACAGATATTGACGGTTATGTAGAAGTTTTAGTAGTTGCAGGTGGTGGGTGCGGCGGTGCCACACTTTACCATGGAGCAGGTGGTGGTGCTGGTGGTGTTACTTATGTAAGCGACTATTTAGTGCATGTTGCTGAATATTATGTGTTTGTAGGTATAGGAGGAACTACCCATCATATAAACGGTCAATACTCATATTTTGACAATATAGTATCTTTAGGTGGCGGTGCTGGAGGAGATGATAGTAATTTTAATGGTAATAATGGTGGTTCTGGTGGTGGTGCTACAAAAACAGGTTATCCTGGAGTAGCACTTAGAGTGGGAGGTAATAAGGGCGGAACTGGATATTCTTCATCATATTATGGTCAAGGTGGCGGAGGTGGGGCTGGAACTGATGGAGTAAATGGTACATATAATGCTGGTGGTAAGGGTGGTGATGGTACAAATTTATATTCTGATTTATTGATATCATCAAATGCTGGAGTAGATATAGACGGTGTTCGTTGGATTGGTGGTGGAGGAGGTGGCTCTACATATTACTCTGGAACTCCTGGAATAGGTGGTAAAGGAGGTGGAGGTAATGGATCCAAAGCTAATGCTACACCTGGAATAGCTAATACTGGTGGTGGTGGAGGTGGATCAGAGAGAAGTGGTTCTGGAGTTACTGGTACTGGAGGATCTGGTATAGTCATTATTAGTTATAAAACTGAAGATATTATGGCTACCGGTGGTATAATTACTATATCTGGAAGTAAGACAATACATAAATTTATAGTACCTGGAATATTTAAAGTAATATCAACTTTTTATTCAAATAGAAAAAGAAATATATGGTACAACGACCCATATATCTATAAAGCTACAAAACAAGGTGTAGAAATATATAATTCATCCTCAGAAATATTAACAAATTCTATATCACTTGTTGATGGTGCAAACTCTATATGGGCTAATAGTGATTATTTTTATGTCGCTACAACTAATTCAGGTATATACAGAGGTTCAGTAGATACTATTAGTGGAACATTATTTTTAGAAGAGTATAGAAGTTATCCATTTATAACAGCTAACGATGTTAATTATTTGCATGGAAGTGGTGATTATCTATGTGCGTCTACAGTATCTGGCGTTGATAGATATAAATTTTCTGACGGGGCAAGAGAATATATAATTAAAGATGATATAACAAAATGTTTTCAGACTTCAACTGGTGATTATTATTATACAGTAAATCCATTTAATAATGTAATAGGACTGGATGACAATATTTTTGGTTGGGAGTATAATAGACTAGTAGAATTGTTATCTCCTATACCAGAAAATAATTACCAATTTTTGTTTGAAATACCCATGACACAACCTGATGAAATATATAGACAATCTCAAAAAGAAGGTGCTGATATAAGAATAGTTGACGATAAAGGCGTAGCTGTATTTTACTATATTGAATCTTGGAATTATATTACTCCTCCTAAAATATGGGTTAAACTTTCTAAAGGCACCGAAAAATTTTATATTCTTTATGGTAATCCTGATGTTAAAACTAAATCTAGTCAAAAAGATACTTTTACTTTATTTGATGATTTTAATGAATCTACTTTATCTAACAATTGGACATTTGCTAATAGTGGATATGCTAACAATACGTATACTATTTCTAATAGTATACTTAGACTAAATACTTATAGTAATAGTTATCCTATATCTTTAATAAGTTCAGATGTATTTAGTAATAGTGTTATTGAATATAGTTTTAGAACAGTTCCTCCTGCTACTGGGCATAATTATGATTCAGATTTAGATTGGGAAGTTGGTTTTAATGGTGGTGCTATGGTTTATATAGGTTGCCCTACGGAAACTCCTCATTATTTATCATCTGCTTCAAATCAAGGTATAAAATATGGAACCAAACTTACTAGTTATTCCTTTAAAACTCATACATTTGTTGAAACTCTTAACTACCAAATGTCTAATTATGATGGAGAAACTTTAGTTTCATCTGGAATATTAACTGATCCTGCTTATAGGCAATTAATATTTACTTTTTGTAATGACTATTATCAGCCAAAGATTGAAATAGATTGGATTAGAGTACGACATTATGATCCTTCACCTTCCACATATACTGTAAGTAGAGGTGCCAGTATAAATGACATATTTCAAGCAGCTAAATTATGTGCTGTTTATAATAGCGGCGGGGGCTATGAATATATATCTAAAAAATATAGTGTATTAAGATCATCTTATATATCTGATATTTATGTAACAGAAGGAACATCTAAGCATAATAATGGAAATGTAATATTCATAGCTACTCCATGGGGAGCGATTATAATAGAAGAAAAACGTGGTGATGAAATTAATAGTGAAAAAAGAATTTATTTACTAGCATCTTGACAAATAAGTAATAGGTCTTATATTTAGTAAAAGGAAAGGAGGTATTATGATTATTAGACGCGAAACTAAAATGGGGTCTAATGACTTAAATGTTGTTTATAGACCTTGCACAATAGATGAACTTATAGGCAATGATACAAATAAAAGAATTATTAAAAATTCATTGGACTCTAATAAAGTTCCACATACTCAATTATTTACAGGCGGATCAGGATGTGGTAAAACAACTGCAGCAAAGATTATAGCTCTAGGATTAAATTGTGAGACTAATGGTATAAGTTCTAATCCATGTTTACAATGTAATTCTTGTCGAACTATTCTTGAAGGAAATAATATTGATGTAAAAGAAATTAATGTAGGTCAATCTGGAGGAAAAGATTACGTAGACTCTATAGTCAGGGATTTACCTATGGCTCCATTTAATACTAGGTTTAAAATATTAATATTTGATGAAGCTCATGAACTTACAACTGCAGCAAAAGATCTTTTGTTAAAACCCATAGAGTATGGATATGAACATGTTTATTTTATTTTCTGTACAAATCAACCCGAAAAATTAAGAAGTAAAGCAAAAGATGCTGGAGAAGCTTTTTTAAGAAGATGTTTTTCTTTAGAATTTAAAAGAGTAGAAACTACAATTATGAATGATCTTTTAAAAAATGTATGTGAGTTTGAAGGATTTCAATATAATCAAGATATTTTAAACCTTATTTCAGAAGAGGCAGATGGTGCTCCAGGAAACGCTTTAGTTTGTTTAAGCCAAATAGCTATAGAAGGCTCTTGGACCTTAGCTGCAGGAAAAGAAATTTGTCAATCTGGAATTAACGATGCTGATCCACAAGTAATTGAATTATTTAAGTCTTTAAATAATGGTAATTTTAAAGAATCTATAGATATATTTGTTAATATTAAATCAGTACCAGTAGAAAGTATGCGTATAGGTATCACAGGTCTTTTTGTAGGATGTATTAAACGTGCAAAAAAAGTTGGCGAAGCGCGTAAATATTCAAAAGTACTTGACGTGTTAACAGTTCCTATATATGAACAAGGTAAACTTGCTGAGCATAAATGGTATAATTATATGTTCAAAGTTTCAGATATTATAGCAGAATCAAATGGGAGAAACTAATGCCATCTATTATAGAACAAAATCAAGCAACACTTCCTATTCCAAATTATACTTATGTCACAAATGAGGACGAGGCGCGTAAGGCTATGTCCTTTTTGAATAACTACCCTATCCATGCTATAGATACTGAAACCACTGCCTTAGATCCATACGAGGCTAAATGGACCCTATTACAAGTTGGTGTTACAAATAAAGTTTTTGTCTTTGATGTTAGACATGATACTGAGCATAGTAGTCTACACCCAGAAGTTTTAGACCCTCTATTGACAGACCCTACAAAGATGCGTATATTACAAAATGCAGCATACGATATGAAAATAATTAAGAGGAGTAGAGGGTACTACTTAACTAATATATATGATACTATGTTAGTAGAACAACTGTCTACACTGGGTCTTCCATTTACTAAGGCTAGTTTAGCAGCTATAGTACTTAAACATTTAGGATTATATATGTCTAAAGAACCAAGAACTACTTTCTCAGATTATGGTCAAAAGTATGAAGACTTCCAGTTAATATATGCAGCAAATGATGTTACTCCTTTACATCTAATTAGAGATCTTCAATGGTCTACGGTCATAAAGGAAGGTTTAGAAAATGCGGCGCGGCTAGAATTTGAATTCATTAAACCCTTATGTGAGATGGAATTAAATGGTATCCATATTGATACAGAAAAATGGCGTATTATTATGAAAGATGTAGAAAAAGAACGAGTTGAAGTAGGTGGTATTATAAGAAATATATTAGCTAAAGTAGAAGATCAAAATACCTTATTTGGAGTATCACTAGTCAATATAGATAGTAATGCGCAATTGAAAAAATCTTTAGTCAAATATGGATTAAATATTGAGAAAACGGATTTTGCCTCTCTAGAAAAACATGCTGGTCTTCCTATAATTGACGCAATATTAGATTATAGAAAAGCTAATAAATTAATTTCTACTTATTCAGAAACTTTATTAGCTAAGATTAGTAAGTATACTGGAAGATTACATACTGATTTCCGTCAAATGGTATCGACAGGTAGAATGAGTTCTTCAAGTCCTAATCTTCAGAATATACCTAAACAACAAAGATATAGATCATGTTTTATTGCAGCACCAGGGTACTCCTTAATTACAGCTGATCAAGCTGGTGCAGAACTAAGAATTCTTGGAAATCTTTCTAAAGATCCAGTATTTATTGACGCGTATGCTACAGGACAAGATCTTCATACTAGAACTGCATCTGAAATTTTTGATGTTACTTATGATAAAGTTGATAAGAATATGAGGAATGCAGCCAAGGCGATCAATTTTGGTCTGTGTACAATAGAAGATACAAATATAATAACAAATCACGGTATAAAAATAATAAAAGATATTAAATTAGGTGAAGAAGTTGCACATGATATAGGTAAAAATATAGTTATTGATAAACAATACATGGGAGAAAAAGAAGTATTTGAAATTATAACTAAATATGGTTACTCAATGGAAGTTACCGAAGACCATTTAGTTAAAGTTGTAAATTATTTAGGAGAATATGTTGATACCAAATTAAAAAATTTAGATATAACTAAAGATTCAATATGTATAAAAAAAGGTTCTAATTTATTTCCTAAAAATGATGTTTACTTTGATAATTTTGAAACTTATAAAAATACTAATTATAAAGCTTTAGTATTACCTAAAAAATTAACTATAGAGTGGGCAGCTTTTTTAGGGCTTTTTATAGCTGAAGGTTGTGTTATTAAAGTAAGAAATAGAGAAACTTATAGTGTGGTATCATTTGGCTTTAGTAAGTCAGATAAAGAATTTATACATAAAATAGATACATTATTATATAATTTATTTGGTAATAGAGTTTCTAAACCTAATGATAAATACGCTAGATACTCAATAAATTCTATATTGTTTTCAGAGTGGTTGGTAAATATTTTAAATATAAAAAATATTGATAAAACAAAAGAAATAAGTATTCCTAAATGCATTAAAGAATCTAAAATGGAGTATCAAATAGAATTTTTAAAATGGTTATTTGAAGGTGATGGTACCATAAAATCAAGGGGAAATAGCTATGTAATCCAATATAGTAGTAAGTCCAAAATATTAGTTAAGGATATACAATTAATGTTATTAAATTTTGGAATATTATCCTCTATAACATCAGAGAATAGAAATGGGTATCCAGATAAATATTATTGTTTATCCATTGTATCTAATGAAGGAAGTTTTACTTTTATGGACCGAATAGGATTTTTAACTAATAGAAAAAATAATTTGGCGATTAATAAAAATATTTATAATAGCTCAGCATATTTTATAAATAGTAATGTAGATAGAATGAAGAATATAATGAGTAATCGTAATACAAGTAAACAGCTTAAAGATAGATTTTATAGTAGTAGATATTCTGATCATGTAGGTAATGTATATTTTAAAGAGCTATCAGAATATGATGATTTTTTTAATCTTATTTATAAAAATGGTATAGTACCTTTACCAATAGAGTCTATTACATCAAAGGGGATTAAAAAGGTATATGATTTATCTATAGAAAACCATCAATATTTTTTGGCTAATGGTTTTATTGTTCATAATTGTTATGGAATGTCTTCTATGGGTCTTTCTAAAAGATTAAAAATTGGGAAGCGTGAGTCAGAAATCATGATAAATAAGTATTTCAATAGATATAAGGGCGTTAAGAAATACTTAGATAAAGCTGGTCATGATGCTGTTGTTAATAGATATAGTACTACTGTAAGTGGTAGAAAGCGTTATTATAATATGCCAGAGTTTAATCATCCTGATAGGAAAATGATTCAAAGTGGTATTGAAAGACAAGGTATGAATTCAGGTATACAGGGTGCCGATGCAGATACGATAAAAGAAGCTATGATTTTAGTGGTAGATAGACTTAAAGATTATGATGCAAAACTTTTGTTATGTGTGCATGATGAAATTATAGTTGAAGTTAGAGATGATCAAAGATATGAAGTTTCAGAAATAATAGTTAAATCAATAAAAGAAGGATTTGGTAAGTATTTTACTGAAATTCCAATGGAAACAGAAGCTTTAATCGGTAAATCGTGGCTTAAAGGCTTATGTGAAAATAAAGTCAATGAACAAAAATGCGGTCATAATGAAATGAAATTTGTTTTTGATGAAAAATATGGATCAAAGTTGATATGTAGTAAATGTGGAGGTGGTCAAGAATGAGAGGGGTAAAATTAACTTATGAATTTGTAAAACAATCTTTTGAAAGTTGTGGTTATACTTTAATTTCTAAAGAATATATTAATAGTGGAAGCAGGCTAAATTATGAGTGCCCTAAAGGTCACAAACATAGTATAGTATGGTATGCATGGAAACAAGGTCAAAGATGTCCAACATGTTCCGGTTTAGCTAAGCCTACTATAGACCACATTAGGAAATCGTTTAGTAAAGAAAATTATGTATTATTATCTGAACATTATATTAACAATAGATCGAAATTAGATTATAGGTGTTCTGAAGGTCATGAGCATAGTATTGGGTGGAGCAATTGGCAAAAAGGACAGAGGTGTTCATACTGTATTAATAATAATATTAAACTTACCATAGAGCAGGTTAGAGCACTCTTTGAAAAAGATAATTATATTTTATTATCTAATATATATATTAATGGTAAGAGTAAATTAGATTACCAATGTCCAGAAGGTCATAATAATTCTATGATATGGAATAGCTGGCAACAAGGAATAAGATGTCCTACTTGTGCTGATATTGAATATTCTATCAAAGTTTCTGGTTCTGGCAATCCACAATGGAAAGGTGGACTTTCCTATGAACCTTATTGCCCAATTTGGAGTGATAAAGAATACAAGCAGTATATTAGGGATCGAGACGGTAATAAGTGTCTTAATCCAACATGTAATAAAAAGGATCATAGACTTCATATTCACCATATTGACTACAACAAAAAAAGTTGTAGTCCTAGTAACGTAATAACTTTATGTGGTAGTTGTAATAGTAGAGCAAATACTAACCGTGAGTGGCATACAGCCTGGTATCAAGCGTTAATGTATAGGAGATATAAATATGAGTATAGAAAATTTTAAAGAGGATATTGACAAACTTGAAATATGCTTTATAGTTAATGAGTCAGGGGATATTTTGATAGAAGATAGGAAACTAATATTCGAGTATTGTGTATTTAAGGATTTCTGTGATGCTGCTTCAGGGTTGCATAGAACACATCATAAAGTAAAACAAGAAAAATATTTAGCAGAGGGATATAAATTCTATGTTATCTTTGAGGATGAATATATGAATAAGAAAGACATAGTGATATCTAGAGTAAGAAATCTGTTAGGAAAAAATGAAGGTGAGAAAGTTTTTGCTAGGAAATGTGTCATTAGAGAAATACCTACTAGGAGATCATCGGATTTTGTAAACAAATTTCATATACAAGGTAACGGGGGGTCTAGAGTTAAGCTAGGATTATTTAAAAAAGACTCAGATGAACTTATTTCAGTCATGACTTTTGGTGTATTATCCAGAGCTAAAGGAAACAAAATTCGTACAGAAGGAAATTTTGAACTGATACGATTTTGTACTGATAGCAAATATCGTTGTATAGGTGCAGCAGGTAAGCTTATGAGCTACTTTGAAAAGAATTATGAATGGACTACGATACTTACATTTGCAGATAAGCGCTGGAGCCCGACAGGTAATTTGTACAGACAAATAGGATTCGAATTAGAAAAGATTACAGATCCTAATTACTTCTATTTAAAGGTTCCTGGGTTCACAAATAGAGTTCATCGTTTCGCTTTTCGTAGAGATGTTTTAAGACTCAGAGCCGCTAAAGAAACGGATCTTGGCGTAGAGAAAATAAATACGATGACTGAGTTTGCGCTAGCCCAGGCGCTAGGTTTTGATAGAATTTTTGATTGTGGTAACTTTAAATTTATGAAGTACAAAGAGGCATCATGCCAGAAAAATTAACTTATGAGTTTGTAAAGGAGTCTTTTGAGAGTGGAGGGTATACTCTTTTATCAGATGACTATATTAATAGTAGTACAAAATTGGATTATAGATGCTCTAAAGGTCATGAACATAGTATGATTTGGACTAATTGGAAAAAAGGAAATAGGTGTTCAACTTGTGCTGGAAATACTAAGCTTAATTTAGAATATATTAAGGAATCTTTTGAAAATGAAGGATATACTTTATTGTCTACGGAGTATATTAATTCTCTAATGAAGTTAGATTATAGATGTCCTAAAGGGCATGAACATAGTATTTCATGGAGTTGTTGGCAACGTTGTCATAGATGTATCACTTGCTTTGGAAATACTAAGCCTACGTTTGAACAAGTTAGAGAATCTTTTGAAAGTAAAGGGTATACTTTATTATCTACAGAATATGTTAATAGTACTACTAAATTGGATTATAGATGCCCTAAGGGGCATGAACATAATATTATTTGGAACGCATGGCAACGAGGTCATAGATGTTTTATGTGTTATGGTACAATTAAACTTACTTTAGACCAGGTAAGAGAATCTTTTAAGAATGAAGGTTATACTTTGTTGTCTGAAAAGTATGTTAATAATAAAACTAAACTATATTATAGATGTTCTGAAGGTCATGAACATAGCATTACATGGCATGATTGGTCTCACGGATATAAGTGTCCATTTTGTTCTCGTATTAGACAGTCTATAAGACAAACTGGTCCAGGAAATCCAGTTTGGAACGGAGGAACTTCTTACGAACCTTACTGTCCAATTTGGAGTGATAAGGAATACAAGAAAGATATAAGACTTAGAGATGGTAATAAGTGCTTAAATCCTACTTGTAATAAAAAAGATTCAAGACTCCATATTCACCATATTGACTATAATAAGAAAAGTTGTAGTCCTATTAACGTAATAACCTTATGTGGTAGTTGTAATACTATAGCAAATACTGACCGTGAGTGGCACATAGCCTGGTATCAGGCGTTGATGTACATGAGATACAAATACAAATATTAAGGAGAGACAACATGAATTCAAATGGCTTAAAGATTTTTTGTGTAAAGACACACGTAGATGCAGTGTTCCCTGTTTATGAAAAATTTGGGGACTGCGCATGCTCTTTGAGGACAATCGAGGATTATACAATCAAGCCAGGACATAGGGTCCTAGCTAAGACTGGACTGAAGATAGCTGTTCCTGATGGGTTTGAGGCACAGATTAGACCTAGGAGTGGTCTGGCTTGGAAGAAAGGATTAACAGTTTTAAATACTCCAGGCACTATTGATTCTCAATATAGAGGAGAATTAATGGTCATACTTGTTAATCTAGGTGATGAGGATATCAGTATAGTAAAGGGAGACGCTATAGCGCAGATGAAGTTCTCTCCTGTATATACTGGTTATTTTATGGAAACAGATTCTCTTGATACTACAGATAGAGGAACTGGTGGGTTTGGACATACTGGTAGATAAGATTGATATGAGCCACTACTAATGTGGTGGCTCTAAATATAATTAATAGGAGAACTATGAATACATTAATTGATCCATTTCAGAGAAAAATATGGTCTGATAAATACCAGTATAAAGATGAATCTTATAAAGAATTTTGTAGTAGATTATCAAATAATATATTTAAAGATGAAAAAATAAAAAACAAAAAACTTTTTGATATGCTGATGGATTTTAAAGTACTTTTTGGTGGGAGAATAAATGCTAATATTGGAGTTTCTGAGGAAGGGTTAACTTTATTCAATTGTTTCATAGAGTCGGTTACAAAAAATCCAGACTCTTTAGAGGGTATTCTGGATATGTTAGGCAAATTCTCTTATACTCTGAAGAGTGAAGGTGGAGTGGGTTTTTGCGCTAACTTTTTTAGACCAGCAAAAACTTTGATTAGGAAAATAGGAGTAGGGAGTCCTGGTAGTATCAAATTCCTTGAAATTTTTGACAAGGTATCTGAGGTTATAACGTCAGGAAGTGTGGACAAGAATGATAGTTATCAGGGAATTCCAACAAAGAAGTCCATTCGTAAGGGTGCTACAATGGTTACAATGAGTATTAATCACCCAGACATTGAGAGTTTTATTGTTGCTAAAGCTACACCGAATAAACTAACCAAGATGAATATGTCAGTGTTAATTTCTGATGCGTTCATGTATGCAGTACAGAATGATATGGATTGGGACTTATGGTTTCCAGATATTAATTTTGAAAGGTATGATGAATTATGGGATGGTAATTTTGAGAAGTGGGCAGAAAAAGGATTCCCAGTTGTTATTTATAAAACAGTAAGAGCTGATTATCTATGGGAGCTTTTACTTAGAAATAGCTATACTCGGAATGAACCGGGGATCTTGTTTATAGATAATGCTAGAAAGATGAATAATATTAGCTATCTAAATGGTGATATGTTATCAACTAACCCATGCTTTACTGGAGATATGTTACTACACACATCTAAAGGTATGGAAAGAATACATGATCTTTATATTGATGGGAAAGATAATATAGTTTATGTTGACAATAGAAAAATTAATGGTAATTTAGGAACTACAAGATTATTAGCTTCTAATGTATACAAGACTGGTAATAAAGATGTATATAAGATCACAACTAATTCAGGATATGAAATTAAAGCTACAGAATATCATGGATTTTCTACAGATATTGGTGATAAACAATTAAAAGATTTAATTGTAGGTGATAAATTAAGAATTTGTTCGGGTGAGTGTGGCTTTGGAGAAAATGGTAATTATGATTTTGGTAGATTAATCGGATTAATTACTGGAGATGGTACTATTTATAATGGCTGGAATAAAATTGATAATTGTAAAAGTAATGTTGTTATTGCAAGATTATGGGGAAAGGATAACTGTTTAATCGATGAAATTACTAATACCATTAATAGTTTAATTCTTCAATATGGCGGTGATTATTCAAACGTAATTATATCTAAACAATACATTAAACAAAAAGATATGTTTGAAGTAAGATCAGCTGTTTTATACAGAATTTTTGATAGTTTTAATTTACTTAATATAAAAAAGAATGTTCCAGATTATATTTTTAAAGGCAGTAAAGAAATGGTTATTGGATATCTACAAGGATTATTTCAATCTGATGGTACGGTTGCAGTGGATATTAAATCTAGGTGTTCTATAAGACTTAGTAGTTCTGAACCGACATTATTGAAAGATGTACAAATTTTATTATCTAATTTTGGTATACGTTCTAGTATATATTTTAGACGTAAAGCTGGTTATAGAAAACTACCTGATGGTAAAGGTGGTATGAAGGAATATTGGTGTAGAGATCAATACGAATTAATACTTTGTAGTATTAGTCGCGATATATTTATGAAAGAAATTGGGTTTATGTTGCCTTATAAAAATAATAAATTTGATAGTTGGAGAGAACACCATGAACCTTATAAACAATCATTTTATGATCCTATAAAATTTATAGAATTTGTTGGTAAAGAAGATGTATATTGTTTAACACAAAAAGATTATGGATCTGTTATATGCAATGGATTAAGTACATTACAATGTGGAGAAATCTTCGGACATACAGGAATTGAATATGTAAATGGTAAAGCTATAGAATTGGGTGATGTATGTAATTTAGGATCTCTTAATCTTACTAAATTTTTTGACGTGGACAAAAATAAATTCTGTTTAATTGAATTTAAAGAAGCCATTGATATTATGGTAAATGCTCTAGACAATGTTATAGAAATTTCATCATATCCATTACCAATGTATGAACAAGCTGCCAAGTTAAAAAGAAAGATAGGTATAGGATTGATGGGCATAGGTTCGTTAATGATGATGATGAATCTTCGCTATGGTGGAGAGGAATGTTTAGATGTTCTTGATGTTATTTTAAAGGAATTTATTAACCAAGCGTATAAGAGTTCTGCTTTATTGGCTAAAGAAAAGGGTCCTTTTGAATTATATAGTCCAGAATTAATTGAGTGTGGGTATGTTAAAAATGGTACACTATCCAAAGAAGTAATTGATTTAATAAAGAAGCATGGATTACGTCATTCAGCACTGAGTGCAATTGCTCCGACTGGTTGTTTGGTTGACGATACTTTAATATCAACTTCTAAAGGTTGTTTGGAAATAAGTGATTCTAAGGAAATATCACTATATACAGATAGTCTTGAATTATCTTCAGATTTTAAAAATTCATCTTTTAAAGGATGGTATGATAAAGGGTACTCAAAAACTGTAAAAATAACTACTCATAATGGATATAGTATAGAAGGAACATTACCACATAAAGTAAGAACTATAAATAATAATGGTGAATATATATGGAAGGAATTAAAAGATATATTAGTAGATGATGTTGTTGTTATGAAAAAAGATTTTATATTTAATGACATTAATACTACAGACATGAACGAGAATTTAGCTGAACTTTTAGGTTTTTATATGGCAGAAGGATGGTTTTGTAATAATAGATTATATTTTCAAATACATACTGATGAAGAAGAATATATAACAAAATTAATAACATCTTGTTTTAGTGATAAGTATACTAGAATTATAATTAGAAAAAGAGATGATACTAATAGTTTACGTATCGAAGTAAATTCTAAAGAAATTAGAGAGTGGTTTGATAAAAATATATGTGTAAAAAATGGGTCATCAAATGCTTTTATACCTAAAATTATTATGTGTAGCAATAGAAATATAATTTATAGTTTTATTAAAGGTTATTTTTTAGGTGATGGTGGATTTAATATCTCTAAACAATGTGTTAGATTTACTACAGTATCAGAAAAAATGGCTAATCAATTACACACTATCCTTTTAGGTATAGGAATACCTTCACATATATATACTGAACAAACTGTAGGAAAAGAAATAGAAATATTACATAGAAAAACTAAATCTAATTTTAATGCTATAAGAATAGAATTAAGTGTTTTTAATTCTAGAAAACTATGTAAATTAATGGGTGTAGACTCAAAAAAAATAGATATAAAATATGTTGGAAGAAATTTTGAACCTGTTCTATTATTACCAAAGGAACATCATATTTTTTCACGAGATACTTTTATTAAAAAATATCTTGATAAAGGTATTATTTGTGTTACTAATAGTATTTATAGAAGAAAAATTAAAAAAGATAATTATAATTGGTTTATAGAAAATAATATGTTTTTAGATACCATTTCTACTATAAATAATAGCAATATATTAAAACACGTGCAGGACATCTCTGTTAATGATTCTTCTCAAACATATGTAGCCAATGGATTTATTACACATAATACTTTGTCTATTGTAGCAGGTAATATATCTGGAGGAGTTGAACCGGTGTTTGCTCGTGAATTTACTAGGTGGAATAGGTCAGAAGGTAAAGCAGTAGATTTTAAATATCCTAATGTTCATATAGGAGAATGGTTTGAAACTGAATACTTTAAAGAAGAAAAGGTAGCTGATGAGGTAGTACTTATTTCAACAGATGGTAAATTCAGAATAGATAGTAATACTGGTCTATGTGAAAAAATAACTATTATGGATTATGGTTATAAAATAGCACTTGAGCGTGGTTTTACAGAAACTGCTACAGCGATGGAATTAAGTGTGGAAGAGCATCTTAAAGTATTGAAGCTAGTATCGTCATATACTGATCAAGGAATATCTAAAACTATAAACTTACCTAATGATATTTCTTTTGATAGTTTCAAATCATTGTATGGTGATATTCATTCTTATGGAGTTAAGGGATGTACTACTTATAGAGAAGGAACATCTATAGCAGTATTGGAAATACAGAAAAAAGAACAAGAAAAGTCTGTAGAAAAGCAACAAACTGAATTTTTAGAAGTTTTTGAAGAACAAAAAAATGGTGATATTATAACTAGTGATATACAATTACCTGAAGAATATCCAGCTAAAGGATATATTTTAAAATCCGATGGAAAAAAATATTATCTTCATGTAGCTTTTAAAGATAGAGCATGTACTAGACCGTTTGCGATATTTGTAAATACTAATAATAGAGAAGATAATGTTTTGACTTTTAATGCTCTTGAAAAACTAGAGGAAATAGCGGTATTCAAAAATATAAATAATTATTTTGTAGAAGAGACGAAAAAGAAGTATGCAGGGCAAAAAAATCCTGTTAAAATTTGTCGTATGCTTGGATTACTTCTTAGACATAATGTAGATGTATTTACGATAGTTAAAGGATTAAGTGAATTAGAGGCTATAGTTGGTACTTTTGTATTTCATATTACAAAATTTTTAGGTAGATTTGTTAAAGAACATGATGTACATGGTATGGTCTGCCCAGAATGTGGTGAAAAATCTATGAAATTTTATGAGGGTTGTATAAGTTGTACTTGTGGATATAGCCGATGTGGATAGACTAAATACAAATTATGGGGGATAAAAAATGAGACTAGGATTCGATCTAGACGAGGTAGTTGTAGATTTAACTTCTGAATTTGAAATACATTTAGAAAGTACTTATGGTATAGAATGGCCAATAGGTTGTTTTATTCATTACGGATTTGCAAAATGTCTTTTTAGCCGCGATGAAGAATTAAATGCCAAAATAATTGAGGATATGGATAACATTGCCAATGATAAAGATTTTCAATTTAAAGCCAAACCTATAGAAGGTGCAGTAGAAGTTTTGCATAAACTTAGAAGAGCAGGTCATAAATTATACTTTATAACATCTAGACCTAAACAAAATCAATCAATGACTTTTAAGTGGTTAAGAAAAAATAATGTACCTTTCGACGAACTTGCTGTGGTAGGGCATACTCAACCTAAAGGTATTTTAGGTAGAAGATATAGTTTAGATATGTATGTAGATGATCTTCATAGTCATTTAGAATCTATGTTACGTTACAAAAAACGTTGGAGAAAAGGTCTTCTATTAATGGATAAACCTTGGAATACTGATTATATAGACGGTAGTAAGTTTAAACGTGTGTATGATTGGTATGATATTTTAAGACATGTAGGTGTTGCTAATAGATAAATATTACAATAGCACTTGACAAACTGATTTTATGTATTATATTACGTTCAACAAGGAATAAACAACTATAAACTAGGAGGAATTATGGCTAAAGTAAAATGTAATGTGTGTGGTAATATGAAAAATCATATATGTACGGTTAAAAATATAGGTGTTGCAATTAATAAACCACGTATTTGTGAAGAGTATCTTTATGATAAAGATAAATTAAAAATTAAGTATGCTGTTTCTACTATTAAAATTGGTTATGAAGACCAACAGAAATATAAACAAAATTTAAAAAGAGAACTTAAGGTACTTAAAAATTCTATGGGTAAAGATACTGCTCAAATTAATTCAAATTCAAATGAGTTTAAAACACCTTCATTAGAGGATTATAAAGCTTATGCTAGAACAACAGATACTAAACATCCTTTAACAGGCGATTTAAGTAGGTTTTTAACTACTGCCAATAAGGAATAATATAATGGAAATTAAACTACGTTGTTTTTCTTGTAGAAAAAACTACTACTGTCATAAGTCTAATACAAAAATGTTTGGACCGTTGATAGAAACTGTATGCCCTAATTGTAAAAATTTAGTAATGAAAAATACTTCTGCTTTTTTAGCAGACCAAACTAATTATATTGAACTTAAACTTAGCCAAACTTGTGCTATGTTGTCCTTGGGTATAGCAATAGAAAATACTGTAGGTAATGAAGAAGCTTATAAAAAGAAAAAGAAGTAATATATTAATTTAAATACCACTACTTTTAAGTGGTGGTATTTAATAATGTTCTAAATAAGGAGTATGCTATGAAATTTGAAAATCTTCTTAGTGATTTAAGGAATACAACTAAACCTTCTGAAAAGCAAGATGTACTCATTAGTTATGATTGCCCAGAACTTAGAGAGCTTTTAAGATTAACATATGATAATTTTGTTTTATTTAATGTAAGTATTAAGCCTAAAGATATGCCTCTACCATCTGAGCTTGATCTTGGAGAATTATTTTACCAAGCTCAGTCTGTACTTACATTCTGTGAACATTCTAACTCAGCTAAACAAAATAGGGAATTAGTAGTTGCATTACTTGAAAAATTGAATGCCGGTTCTCAAGAATTATTGGTAGGTGTAATAAATAAAAACTGGAAATCTGGTATAAGTTCTAAAGCTGTATTAAAATTACTTCCTGGAATAATAAAACAATTTAATGTTCAACTTTCTAATACTTATGATCCAACTAAGTCAGGGCATAAATTACCACAATGGTATGTATCGTATAAACTAGATGGTTTAAGGTGCGTAGCTATAAGAAATGGTGATGGTAAGTGGACTTTATACTCTCGTAAAGGTAAGGAACTTCTTACAGTTGACCATATAAAACCTCAACTAGAACTTATATATAATAGTAAAGGGTGGACTTTCTTTGATGGTGAATTATATAAACATGGATTAACATTTGAAGAAGTTCAAGGTCCTGTTATGGCTTTTACTAAGGGGCAAGTTCCTGAAATGGAATATCATTTATTTGTAGGTGGTAATGCTGAAAATTTTTTGGCAGGCGAAAAACCAAATTATGTAGAAGTTATAAATGAAATAACAGAATTAGAAGCTACTCATATTAAAGTTGTTAATAGAGGCATTATAAATTTTTATGAAATTATAGATAAAGTAGAAGAAGCTTTTGAACAAGGATATGAAGGTATAATGCTAAGAGATCCTAATAATCTTTATGACTATAAGCGGTCTAATGCCCTACTTAAACTTAAACGAAGTTTGATTGGAGAATTGTCTAATCAAGTAGAAGTTATTTCTGATTGTGTAGTTACAAAAATAGAGTATAATGATAATTTCACTGTTGTAAAAGATGGTAAATTATGCACTGAAAAATTACTTAATAAAATATGGGTTATGCAAGAAAATGGTATAGAATGCAAAGTTGGTTCTGGTTATTCATTAGATTTTAGACGAGAATATACAGATAATCCATGGGAATTAATGGGAAGTACGGTAGAAATTAAACATCAAGAATGGGGAGCCAATGGAAGAATGAGATTTCCTAGGCTTTTTAGACTTAGAAAAGATCTGTAATTAACTAACCTTGTTATAGTAAGGAACTACTATGATTAAAATTAAAAAACACGAAAATAATATTATACATTATGAATGTGACTGTGGAGCTATGGGTATGTGTTCATTTAAGCCAATGAATAAAGAAGCTACTATAGTAATAGATATTAAATGCTTAGCTTGCCAAGATGCAGATAGAATGATTTTAATGCAGTATAATGATGAATACAGTAAGCAAGTAATGCTTGATAATATAGACAATATAGATTTATCATGGGTTCCTTCTATCAATGAAGAAGAACTTAATAATGGAGAATAATCTAATGGAGTTAATTATAGATGATGAATTTAAACAAACTTATGATTTTTATTATGGTGATTTAAGAGATAAGCTCATTATGGAGGAAATAAATAATATATTTGTTACTTACAGTGTAGAATTAATAACTGATGCTATTAATATTATAAAGACATCATCAGCGTTAGGATCATCATATACTGATTGTTCAGATAGAGTTATTAAAACAATTCTGCACAAATTTCCAGTTGATGATAATATAGATAAATTTGTTATAAGCTTAGTTATAAAAGTTATGATAGCTTCTGGAACATCTTCTTTTAATGACCTTATTAGATCTCCTAGAGATATACATAAAGAAGTAGCTGCTAAGTATTTTAGAACCTCACTTAATAAAGTAACTGATCAAATGGTTATTGACACTTTGTCTGTATCAGATAAATCTGCTTCGTTTGGTTACTCAATTACAGACTCAGCAATTAATAACTGGGATGAATATTTTTATAATATATGTAGACAAGTAGCTAGAAATTCTAAATGTTTATCTAGAAGAATTGGAGCTATTTTAGTGCGAGATAAAAGTATTATTTCCACAGGTTACAATGGACCACCTTCAGGAGTTCCAAGATGTGATAATAGATGGAATATTGATAAAGTTTTTTCTGATAATTACAATGAGTATATCAAAGATAATGATACAAAAGATAAATGTCCTAGGCACTTATTGGAGTTTTCTTCTATAGAAGGATTACACATGTGTATAGCATCACATGCCGAAGTTAATACAATTTTAAATGCTGCAAAAAATGGAATATATACTAAAGGTTCTACAATGTATATGTACTGTTCAATACCATGTTCTAATTGTATTAAAGAAATTATAAATGCCGGAGTTAAGGAAATTGTTGTGTTATCTTTAAAAACATATGATGATAATGCTTTGTATTTAATTAATAATAGTAGCCTAGAAATTAGACTATTTGGTTTTACAGATATACAGTACGAAACTATGTTACAAAAAAGAAGATCAACAGATTGAACATATTTGTATTTTTGTACTATATAGAATAATAGAGGGTTATAATTACACCCCATAAACAGGAGGAATTAAAAATGGCAGAGCAATTTTATTTTGATTTTTATCAGATCCCACAGACTGGTGTTAGAGAACCAGATCTAGATGGGGCACGGGCAGGAGTAGACGTAGCTATTAGACGAACTTTTGATATGAAAATGTCTAATTTTGGGTCTATGAATACAGGTGCTAGATTAACTAGTGATTATACAAGAACCAATACTATGGCTTTTAAGGCTAAAGGTGAGTCGGAAGACTGGAATGTACTTACTGAGGATACTGGAATTGGTAGTAATGTAGCTTCTCGTAGTATGAATGTAAATCATAATCCACATATTTGGGGAGATTCAATTAAATATGTAAGAGATGATCAGTTCATTAGAATGACAATGTCAAATAATAATGAAGGTGCTCAAATTGATCCTCCAAAATTTGATGTTATGGATACTAAAGATAGGTCTGCAGAGAGTATTGTAGCTCTTAACCAGTCTTTCAAGAATTGGCCTACTGAAGGTTGGAGATCGCTTGGTGGTAAGTATGATTTCGAAACACCATATTCTGGTGGAATACTTAAATAGTTACATAGGAAATATATGTGTAATTGTGAGGATTGGGAAACTTTAAAAAAATGTAGTAATCCAAATATTTTTCAGTTGGATCCAGCATATGGCTGGATCCTACACTGGATAGAATTAACAGAAGAACCAGGATTTACTCAAGTTCATAAATATGGTATACCTATAAAGTTTTGTCCATTATGTGGAAGTGATTTAAAATATATATAAGGGATTAGGTGTCAAATGGCTGAAAGACCTAAAGGAAAATCAAATGTTGTGACACTAGATATAGAAATGCAAGATCTACTTGATGTTGTTTCTAAACCTAATAGTACATTTCCATCAAATGCTAATGACCCTTATTCAAGTAATTTAGGTGGTGAGGATTTAAAAAAAGCTTGGTTTAAACATGTTCTAATAAGTGTTGAAAAATTAAACGATCAAATAGAATCATTAAGGTATGTAGAAATGGTCAATCTTCGAAGTGAGTGTAAAGATGATATAGGCGATTTAAAAGAATTAATTAAAAAAATAGAAACTAAAGCAGAAAAAAATGATGATGAACTTAAAATGTATAAAAAAGAAATTATTGTTCCACTTAGTAATACAGTTGTTACTTTAACTGTTAAACTAGGAATTTGGAGTCTTATAGCTGGATTTATTGGTAGCGGTGTTATGGGCATTATACTCCGTATGATTAAAAACTAGGTCTAGCCCATAAAAGGAAATCAAAGATTATGGACGAACTAAAAAAACTTAGAGAACTAACTGAGGCACTGACTAAAAATGGGTATCTTAGAGACCAGGCAAAGATGTGGGAATACGCTTTAGATGCAATACCAGAATGTATCTATATAATAAATAATAAACTTGAAATAAAATTTGTTAATGAGATTTTATCTACAAGATTAAAAAAGAGTAAAGAGGAACTTTATGACAAGATTTGTTACGAAGAAATACAGGTTTATCCACAAGATGTTTTGTCAAGCCTAAGTATTTATGATTATAGCGTATGTAAACCAAGTAGAATAGTAAAAGATATTTATATAAAAAAATTAACTGGTTGGTTTGATGTAACTGTATCCCCTATTTATTCTCATAGTAATCAACTTTTAGGTTTTATACATGTATTAAAAGATATAACAGTAGAAAAGAAAGCTTTAGAAGATCTAACATGTAGAGAAGCAACTTTAGATGCATTATTTAATGCTACTCCTATAGGTATAGTACTTATAGAGGGTAATAGTGGTAAAAGAATATTAATTAATACTAATCAGTATCTTTTAGATTTACTTGGTTATACTAAAGAAGAATTATTAAATAAATCTACGCGATTATATTACTTAACAGATGATGAATTTGAACGTGTGGGTGAATTAAAATATAAACAGATAAAAGAAACTGGAGTAGGAGAAATAGAAACACAATTTGTAACTAAAGATGGTAAAGTACTAGATGTGTTTTTAAAAGCCGTGCAAATTAAAAAAAGTGATTTATTTATTTCTACTATTACCAATATTACCAATATAACAGGTAAAATACATGACACACATAATGGTACTTGAAGATGATGTATTTAGGGTAAGATTTTTTGTAGAACGTTTTGGACAATACAATTTAAAAATAACTGAAAATGCTATTAATGCTATAGAATATTTGCAGTGTTATAAATTTGATTACTTATTCCTAGACAACGATCTTGGTAAAGGTAATGGTAAGGGTATTGATGTGGCAAAATTTTTAAAAAATAATCCACGTAATTTTAATAATACAGCTATTACTATAATCCACTCATGGAATATTCCAGCTTCAGCTATTATTAAAAGTTTAATTCCTAATGCTATATCTGCACCATTTAATACTGAAATTTTTTATAATTTAAACCTTGACATTTAGTAAATGATGCTTATCTTTAAGATAAGTTAGAATTAACCAATAGTAAATATTAATAATTAACTTTAGGAGGATTGGAATGAGGAAGGATTTCGAAGAATGTGTAAATAATGGTGGAAGAGTTAGAATAAAAAAATTAAAAAATGGCAAATCTATTCGTCTTTGCTACGATAAAAGTGGAAACTCTTTTTCTGGTGGCATTATAATAGAAAAACAATTAAATGCTAATAGCGACGAAAAAAATAAAAAACAAGTTGATATGAGTTATAGGTTAGTAGATAGTCTACTAGAACTTAAAAATCATATTAATGCTAACTATCACGTTTAAAAGGAGAAGGATTATGATTAGATTTACAGATGTTGATGATGATGTAGTTGAAGTTTTTTTATCGGTAATGGAAGAAAGATTTCCTAATTTGGCGCAATTAAAAATTAAATTAATTTTTGATACTAAACGAAGAATTAAACAAGGTGAAGTAATATTAGCAAGCGCTGAAGTATCATCTGATAAAATTAAATTCTTCTCTAAGGATGATATTGCGACAGATGGGTATGATGTTATTATTGTTTTTGATCAAAAAACTTGGGAATTAGCTAATGCCGCAGATAGAAAAAGAATTATGTCACATGAATTAAGACATATTTTTATCGACGAGCAAGATAAAATTAAACTTTTGCCTCATGATTTATCAGATTTTAGAATGGAACAACAGTGTAATGTAGATGATCCAGATTGGAAGTTTAAACTTGCTACATTAGTTAATGATGTTTATGACCAAGAAAAAGAAATGTCTAAACAGGGTAAACAAGTAGATAAAGGAGATCAATCATGGTAGAAGTATCTGATCAGGAAATGGATGTAGTTCAAAATATTAGTGAATTAACCGAAGAAGAAAAAATACAGGCTTGGGCTAATTGGGTTAGGTCAGAAGTTAATGCTGCTCTAGATATTTATATACCAATATCTAAAAAATCTAATATTAATGTTGGGTATTACGCTCATATTATTGAAACTTTAGAGAGTGGTGATGTCAAAGACCCAATACTTAAAGGTGGTGTACTTTTAACAATTGATCTAAAGTTTGATAAACCAATTGATATTACTAAACCACGAGTAGAATAGATATTTTTAGGAGTTATAATGACTAAAAAGGGACTTATTTATTTTAAAGATGGTGAAATGATAGCTGAACATGGCAAAGCTAGAGTTTATAAAATGAACAGAGAACTATTTCTTGAGGTGGGTACGGGTCATACTCTATGTTGTGCTGAAGGCGAACTTGTAGATTATATGCGTCAGATATCTGACTTTCCAAAAGGAAATTGTTTAGACGTAGGTTTAGGGTTAGGTATAGTTTCTAGGTATCTATTAACATTTCCTAAGGTTACGCATGTAACTACAGTAGAAAATAATATGGATGTTATAAAGGTATGTGGTAAGATAAAAGAAGAAGATAGAGGATTAGATTTATCATATACTCCAGAAAAACATAGAATTTTACATTCTGACGGCATTGAGTATGCTTATCAAACAAATAAAAAATATGATTTTATTTTTATAGACTGTTATAATATAATTGACGATGAAACATTACCATTAATAGCGGATATGTCTACGGCTTGTTCTAGAATATTAAGTCGTGGGGGAAGAATGATAGGGTGGATAGATAAACAAACACCTGGTCCATATTATGAAGCTTTTCAAAACATTTTTAATAAATATTAATTAGGAGGTGACTTATAATGGGCGGAACTACAAAACCAGTACCAAAACCAAAACCAAAACCCAAATGATTTTTAATATTATTAAATAATGGAAAAGGAGGTGATTGATTAATGGGATGCAAGGCAAAACCGAAACCAAAACCCAAATGATTTTTAATATTATTAAATAATGGAAAAGGAGGTGATTGATTAATGGGATGCAAGGCAAAACCGAAACCGAAACCAAAATGATTTGAAATAATAATGTAACCTTACAAGGTAGAGAGATATTATCCTCTCTACCTTTATTTAAGGAGGAAATATGGAAATAGATAGTTTAAATTCAGCCATTAAGAGGGCACAGAAGGCTTTAGAAATAGCTAAAGTTTTAACTACTAAGGATAGAAAAGCTTTAAAATCAAGTACTTATTGTGGTCCTGAACGCAGTTTTCCAGTTCCTGATTGTATTCATTATACAGCAGCACTTAGGCTTTTAAACCGTTCAAAGTTTTCTGACGCAACTAAAGCAAAGATTAGAAGTTGTGTTATGCGTAAAGGAAAAAAGATGGGTTGCCCAGGAGCAAGTGATAAGAAAAAGGAAACAAGTAGTTATTTAACTTTAGATATGCAAGAATTATATGATTCACCAGAATTTGCGTTCACTAAAAAATTAGTAGAAGAATCAATTACTAATCCTGGCATGGATTTAGATTTTGAATAGATATTGCGGGAAGAATTGATATTCGTACTGGTCTCATAAATCAGTTTTAGGGGGTTTGATTCCCTCTCCCGCATAAAATATTATATATATAAAATGCCCAAGTAGGCGAACGGTATAGCCAGCAGTCTTAGAAACTGTGCCAATAGGTATGGAAGTTCAAATCTTCTCTTGGGTACTAATGTCCGTGTAGCTAAAAGGAGTAGCCCCATTTTACGAAAATGGTTCATGCAGGTTCGATCCATGTCACGGACTTAAAATTAAATTAGGAGGTAGTCATGAAAAAAATTCTAATTGTAGAAGATGATGAAAGTGGTAGAATATTATTACGTTCTATTGTTAGACATATAGCTGGAATAGAATTATTAGATGATGTTGGGTCTGCAGAAGAAGCGTTAGAACTTTTTGAACCTGGTAAATACGATTTAATAATAACCGATATAGGTTTAACTAAAATGAATGGATTAGAATTTTGTTTAAAAATCAGGGAGATAGACAAAGAAGTAAAAATAATAGCATTATCTGGATATAGTGACCTTATTAATAGCAGTAATTTCCATCTTGCAGGATTTGATAGTTGGTTTGATAAACCATTTGGGTATGGTGATTTTTTAAATGAGATAAAGAGGCTCTCATGTATATAACATTAAAAAAAATATCCAAAGGAATTTTTAACAAACATTTATCAGAAGAAGAAAAAATAGCATGGAAAGGATTTTTATTAGGTATTAATATAGCAGTGCTTATTATAGGTCCTATTGTTACATTAACTTTGATATTCATATTTGATGAATATACTATCTTGGATGAAAATATTTTAAAATATATAATGAATTTTTTTAAATAAGGAAGCTAATTCTAATAGGTAAGAAGCTTGTTTGCTAAACAAGTGAGTGTAACAGCTCTAAAGGTTCGAGTCCTTTGCCTTCCGCAAAAATTTTTAATTGGGAGATTAAATGATATCCAATAAAGTAATGAAAGTATGCGAAAATACAAATTCAGTCATGTATAGAGCAATGTGTGAATGTGGAAGTGTTGATTGCGACATGACAATAGATATTGAAAAAGATACTGAACTTCAAATGATTTTTATTAATTTTTATAAAAATTTATCTTGGTCTTCATATAATCATACTCATAATAGTATTATGGATTTTTTATATAGAATAAAGTGTGCCTTTAAAATTTTATTTACGGGAAGTATTAAAATAGAAAGTGAATTCATACTTCGTGAAGATGGGTTAAAAACATTTATAGAAGCATTAGAGGAAGCTAGAACTAAGTTAGAAAAATTACCAGCTATTTATTTCTTTTAAACAATATTCCAGGGTACACTAATTGGTAAGTGGCTAGACTGTTAATCTAGTATAACCCGTCTCGAACGGTATGGAGGATCGTCCCCTCTCTCTGGAGCCACATTAATTTTAATACTAAGGAAAAAAGATATGAGAGACGAGCGATTAAGGGAATTGATGGAACAAATAGGACTGCCAAATAGTTCAGCATTATACACTGCATTGAAACAACTGGCTAATGAAGTAGAAATAGAGACCCTTAAAAAATATGGTATAGATTGTTGGGTAAATAATTTCATTCATAAGAAAACAGGTAATGTATATGAACTAGTTAGTAAAGGTATAGTAAATGCTACTAATGGATTTGAAGGTCAAGTTATGACAATGTATATGCGAAGAAAAAAAGTATTTGTAAGAGAAGAAACTGAATTCAATGATAAATTTGAAAACCTTAGTAGTGTGTTACTATCAGAGGAAATTTAAATGGAAACAAAACAAGTTATAGTAATAAGAAAAGATTTAAAGATGCGTACCGGGAAATTAGCGTCACAGGTGGCACACGCATCTATGGCTGCAGCAATTACTAACTATCTTACAAAGACTGATGAAGTTAGATGGATTTACACTCCTACATCAGAAATTAGAGAGTGGCTGAATGAATCATTTACTAAAATTTGTGTTTATGTTAACTCAGAAGAAGAACTAATAGCTATATATGATAAAGCAAAATCTAAAGATCTACCATGTTCTTTAATTAAAGATATAGGTAAAACTGAGTTTCATGGAATTCCTACATACACATCTGTAGCAGTTGGTCCTGGGTTAATTTCAAGAATAGATGAAGTAACTGGTGGATTACCATTATTTTAAAACAATATGCGGGTATAGTTCAACTGGTGGAACAAGAGATTTCCAATCTCTATGGTGCAGATTCAAGTTCTGCTACCCGCTCAACAAGGAGGAAAAGGCAATGGAAGATATTAAATTAGTTGATGTAGAAGAATTTGAAAAATTAGGATTTTTACAAGAGGTGAATAGAAAATTTTTTCATCCACTTGGATTTTCTTTAGAAGCAATTACTGATAAGGATGGTAAAGAAGAATTATATGGTATATGGGATTATCAAAACGACCCAGAAGGAATTTTTTTCGGGCGCGGCATAATTAAGCAATCTAAAATAGATTATGTAGAAGAATTACGTAAAAATAAAATAGATTATCGTATGGGTGCTCAAAAATATTATAATATTAAAGTAAATGAAGAAGGAATACAAATATTATAACTACTTGACAAATAGAAAACATGTACTATATAGTAAGTAAACACTTAAATAAAGGATTGATTATGAAAGTTTATAGGACTGAAGATAATAGTAAGTATATTCATGATGATGGATCAGAAACAATTATAAAAACATCAGAAACTAATACTAGTATGTTTACAGTATCTATTTCATCATCAGTTGGATGTTCTTTAGGATGTAAATATTGTTATTTAACAATACAAAATTATCCTTATCAAGAACTTAGCTCTAAACAAGTATTTGAAAATATAAAAATTGCGGTATCTAATGAAATAAAGCTTAAACCTGAACTCAGAAAAAAATATATTAGGCTTGATTGGAGTGGGATGGGAGACGCATTTTTAATAGATCCTATTGAATTAAGACACATTTCAAATAAAATAATAAGTTGGTCAGTAACAGATGCTGGTGCAGCTATAGGAATAGACAGTATACATATAACAACCATGTTACCTGAAGTTAAACCAGGATGGCCGCATCAGCTTGCTTTATTAAATGATGATTGTTTTAACTATAGAATTAATCCTCAAAAAAATAAAGTTAGTAATTTACAATTATTCTATTCATTAAATAGATTTCATAATAGAAATTTACTTATGCCAGCTAGTAGAGCTAATACTCCAATTAGTGACCTGCACTTACTTAATCAATTTAAACAGTGGTATGGTGTAGATATTATTTTAAATCAACTACTTATAGAAGGAGAAAATGATACTACAGAAGAACTTAAAAAATTAAAGTCGGCTATATACAATATAATTAATAATGTTGAAGTTAATATAATAAGATTAGATTCTTATGGCGATTTAAAATATAAAGAGTCTAAAAATTTTAATAACTTAGTCCAAATGTATATTAAAAACTTACCTAAAGTTACCTGCCAACAACCCTCCAATTAATAGGAATTACTATTATGTATGTCAAAAGTATTAGCTATGACCAACACCAGATTATCAAATGGATACTACAACTGCACTGTGAAGGGGATATAGAACTAGATCCTACATATAGTACAGGTAAGTTTTATAAACATGGAATAAAGGAACCTAAATATAAATTTGATATATATCCTCAGAAGCCAGGCGTTATTGCGGCAATGGCTGAAGCTTTACCTTTAAAAGATAGTAGTATTAAAACAATGATATTTGATCCACCTTTTCTTAGTACCACTGGTCCTTCATTAATTAATAAAAAAGATGGACAGAATGAAATGGTAAATAGATTCGGATGTTACCCGACCGAAAAAGAATTATTTATATTTTACAAAAAATCTTTAACTGAATTTAAAAGGATATTAACTTCAAATGGCATTTTAATAACTAAATGCCAAGATAAAGTAAGTAGTGGTAAACAATATATAAGTCATAATTTTATTATAAACTATGCTGAAAAATTAGGTTTCTATACTAAAGATTTATTTATATTATTGGCGAAGAACAGACTTACTCCGCAATGGCAAATTGATGGACAAAAAAATGCTAGAAAGCATCATTCTTACTTTATTGTTTTTCAAAAAAAGATTGTAAATTTGGGAATTGAAAAATTTTAATACTAAATACTTGACAAACGTAAAACATGTATTATATTAACTATATCAAGTTACACATAAGTAGATAATCATTATTCTAAAGTAGTGATTATCTATTAATGTTTTATGTAACCTGCATATAAATAGAAGCACCATATTATGGGGATGTAATGGTTTCGACATGGTGTATGAAGCTAAAGACTCGATGCGTAGACGGAACAAACTACGTTAACACTTGTTCAGAAATATAAATGGCAAAGTAAAAATGGTTGATTATGCTCGTGGATCACTTAATGACGGAATTAGTGTTGTTAAATCTAAGAGCAACTATTTGATGGCTGCTTAATAAGCACTATCATGGGGCTTTGTTAGAGCCTAGCAACAGAATCTAACAGTGTTTTAAACTAGTAAAATAGAGTTTAGTAGTTTCTCTTAAAAAACTATGTAGTAGTTTTAAACTATCATCGTCAACTTTTTAGTAACGGCATTGTGGACCCGAGTTCGACTCTCGGCATCTCCAAAGTATTTTAATGTTTTTAATTAAAGGAGGTCATCAATTTGAGCAACACAGAAGAAGTGAAAAAAATTATGTTTGATTTAGAAAATCCATCAGAAAGAGCATGTAGTTATTTTGAAATATTAAATATTGATTGTATATTTAAGGAGAAAAATTATGAATTTTACAGTACTAACACCAAATGATTCACCAGTAATGTATAATAAGTCTGATGCTACACATTCTAATTTCGGCGGGCAAAGACAAAAATTACATACATCTGTTGGAGATGATAACGATTATACAGTACGTAAAGGAGACGATCCTAATACAGATCAAAATCCTATTGACACAGCTGTAAGAGACATAGATGAAATGTCCAATCTTGAAGAACGAAAAAATAGATTTACTCAAGAAGAAATAAAATCAAATTGCCAAGAAGGTAATGATAGTTTAGGTATTCAATCAGACCCAGAAAATCGTCCACGGATGGATGAAGGAACTGATGGAATTCAAGTTCCAAGTTCAGTATTTCGTAAACAACTAAAGAAAACTAATAAGTGGCAGTTTGCTAAATCAGAACACTATGAAAGTGAGATGAGTTAATTACTTGACAAATAGAAGTTGTGTATTATATTACATGTATGAAAGTTACTTTAACTTAATAATTAAGCTGTTAACATTTAAAGGAGAATAGTATGAAAAACGAACTACTGTATAAAAATTTTGACAATGTACCAACTAGAAAAGGCAGAGGTGGAACTTATTCCTACATTCGTTGGCAGGATGTAGCAGATAGAATGAATGAAGTGTTTGGAGTAAACTGGTCAAGCGAAGTTGTATTTCAAGACATTATAGGAAATAATGTTATTGTTAGAGTAAAAGTTACTATACTTAATTGTGATAATAAAATAGCCTTTATACAAGAAGGTTTTGGTGGTGCTCCTAATGATAATGGCGAAGCAGGAAATGCTTTTAAATCTGCTTACTCTAAAGCACTAAAGGACGCATGTAAGAAATGGGGAGTAGGATTATACTTAGACGATGATGATGATAGTAATAGCTCTTCTTCTCCTACACATAGTGGGCATAAAGAATTTGGATTACCATCTTCTATGAAACCTATTAATACAAAAGCATCTTCATCTTTACCATCTAAGTACCCATCACAAATTCCACCGATGGATACAACTATTCCTCCTATGGCTACAACAGTATCTGGTACATTTCCAACTAACCCAGTAGTAACACCTATAGCTCCTATGGCTCTTACAGCGTCTGTAGTACCATTTACACCTGTAGCACCTACACTGACAGCTTCGGTTGAACCTATAGTGCCTACAGCAACTACAACACCTGTAACACCATCACCATTTATGGAGTCAATAGCTACTGAAAGTACACCACCAGTAATACCAAAAGGAAGTATGCCATTACCTCCAGGAATTGAAATGGCTAAGAAAAATATGTCAAAAACATCGCCTGCAATATCAAGTCCACCAGTAAATAATATACCTGAGTCTAAGACTGAGACTATTAATACTGGAGAACCAGAATATATATCAGATGTTCAGAAAGTGGCTTTGCAGAGTATATTATGCATTAAAGGTGCAGAATATGAATCATTAGCTACAGAGGCTTTTGAGCTTAATAACTATACTAAACGACCTATCCCAGATCAGGATAAACTGACTTATCAAGAAGCTGTCTATGTGGTTAAATTTGGTAATGAAAAATTCCGTAAACGATAAGGAAAATATAACTATGTCAGAAAATTATAAAATACATAAAGCATGGATTAAAGAAGCAGAATTTGAAATATTAGTTCTGGAAATTCCTAAAAATGAAATAGAAGATAAACTAGCTTATCTTGCAAGAGATAAGGGAAGCATTAATAGAAGTTTTTATGAGGATTATGTAATTGCAACCTGCGTGGCTAATATTAATCAACTATTGTTTCATATTAAGCAGCAAGCTAATTTACCACCTAGCTTAATGCAGGTTAGAGAAGAAGTTATGACACAAGTCATATTCTTCAATCCATTATTAAATCCAGATAACTTGGTCATTAATCGTAATTCAGTAATTAAACTTAAGAGTACAGATATACTAAGTGAAGAAGAACGACCACTTACAGAAAATAAACAATGGAATGTTTCTTACTATGATGATGTTAATGAACAAGAACCTGAGGATACTATTGAAAGTATTCCAGAAGATACTAAAAAAGTAAAAAAAGAATTACCATCCGAACTTAAAAACATTGAAGACATTGAATTCACTGTAGTTAAACAGTGGTGGAAACGAATCAATAGATACGTGGAAGTTAAAAAATTTAATGAGCAGGATGCAGCTAGTATACTAAGTCATAAATTTTTCCATAATAGATCTAGTTTTCAGACTTATGTGGTAACAGTGTGCGTAGTTGATAGTGAGGACTTATTTATCATGCTAGATAATATGGGACTTCCTAATAGAGTTGCTCCTCCTATTTTAATGCATGAAGTATATCTATTAGCACACGATGCAAACCCATTTCTTACATATGAAAATGCACAGAATATGTCTGATAATAGTGAAGAATCAGAAGATGATGAGCCACAAAACAAAAGAAATCAACCTCCGAATAGAATGTCTTCTCATGCCGGACAACAAAATTCTAAAAAGAAAAAGAAGCATAAAAAAACTTTTAAAGACGTGTCTAAAGATGATCTTTTAAAACTCAATGACACTATGAAGGTGTTTGTTATAGGACAAGATTCTGCGGTAGACCAAATTGTAGAAGCGGTTCAGAGGGCTAGTGTTGGGTTGAAAGATCCTATAAAACCAATAGGATCTTTCTTATTTGCAGGCTCAACTGGTATTGGAAAAAGTCTCACAACTAAGATTCTAGCAGATGAACTGATTAAAGACAGGGATAATTTAGTTACAATTGATTGTTCAGAATTTTCTTCTGACCACGAGTACTCTAAATTAATTGGATGTTTTGTTCCAGGAACTAAAGTTCTTATGGAAAGTGGAGAGAGAAAAAATATTGAAACTATTAACATAGGTGATAAAGTAATAACTCATAAAGGTCGAAGTAGAAATGTAGAATTTGTTCATGAGTATGATCAAAAAGGTGAAATGATAGAAATCACCACAGTAAATTCTAATATCTCAGAAACCATGACTAAAACTCATGAAGTACTTGCTATAAAATCAAAAACTAATTTAGATAATAAACAATTTAATGTTAATAATTTAAAATGGGTTCAAGCTAAAGATTTAATAGCCGGAGATACTTTAGTTTATCCAGTGTGTCAAGTTACAGAAGAGTATTTAAAAAATACAAATTTATACGAGTATGCTGATGAAAATTATATCTATAAACAAATAAAAAAGATAGATATAATAAACTATACCGGTAAAGTATATGATTTAGCAGTAGAAGAAGATGTATCGTATGTACTTGATTTTATTGTGCATAATAGTCCAAATGGATACATAGGTTTTGAGCAAGGAGGTACCCTTACAAATGCAGTAATGGAGAACCCGTTTAGCGTAGTTGTTTTTGATGAGATAGAAAAGGCTAGTCATAAAGTGCATGAGTTGTTATTACAGATTCTAGAGGAAGGAAGACTTACTGATGGTAAAGGTCAGAAGGTATCATTTAAGGATACTATAGTTATTATGACCTCTAATATAGGTGTGTCTGAAGTTGATGATGTTAAAAAAACTATAGGATTTGGAGATGTTGCTAAAGTAACCGATGATAAGAAAACTAAAGCAATTGAAAAAGCAATTAAAAAGAAATTTAAACCTGAGTTCTTAAATAGAATTGACTCTATTGTTCACTTTAATTCATTATCTAAACAAGATTATATTAGAATTATAGACATTGAACTTTATAAACTTAATGAAAATCTTAAGAATAATGATACTGAGTTTAAAGATTTGACATTAAAATTTGATAAAAAAATTAAGTCTTATATTTTAAAACATGGTATAGATGAAGATTTTGGAGCCCGACCATTAAAAAGATGTATTGAAAAAGAAATAGCTACGCCTTTAGCATTGAAGTTGCTAAGAGATGCCATACCTTTGGATGCTACAGTACTGGTGTCGGTATTACAGTCCAAGGTTGCTTTCTATATTAAAGACGTAGAAGTAATTAAAAAATCTGAAGTACATAAAGAACTTGTGTCTTTAACCGCTAACTAATATAGTGGGGCGAAAGCCCCACACAAGGAGTACTATGGATTTAAAAGAGCTAGAAATTAATACTGGTGTAATGTTAAGTCAATTCAAGGTCAGCTTTAAAAAGATGAACATGGTTAGAGGAGTATCTGTACAGTTCATCATAAGCGATTTCGGACTTTTAGTTTGTAATTTAGATTATAGGGATTTTAGTCAGATACAGGACGTTATTTTGAAGTATTATGCGGAGTGGCGTATAGTTTATATAACCACAAGTGATAATTTTTCAGAAAAAAGAGACCAATTACTTTGGGAACTTATGCGTTGTGGTTATATGAAATGGCTAAGATTTACTTTCCCGCGCCAAGTAAAAAGTATCATAAATGGACCTGAGAATTTAGGACAAAAGATTATAAGAGAACGATTAAGAATATGGGGTGATAAACCAAAGTATAAATTCTTTATTGAAGATAATAAAATGGCTTTAAAAAATGGTATGATCAGAGAAATTGGAAGCGATCCTGGTTTTTTTGATACCATGCCAGAAGAAATTCGATTAATATAGGAGTTAAAAATATGCTAAAAGATAACGGACGACTACAACCAGCACCAAAACAAGAACTATCAAACCTAAAGGGTAAAAGTATGTACTGCCCTAAGTGTAAAGAAAGTCATATAGTAGCTAATGTTGAATTTGCAAATGCAGTATGTAAAAATTGTGGTGAGCAATTAGAAGATTTAAATACACAAAATGCTAGTAAACTAGTGGGTAGGAAATGATGGAGGTAGCTATGACTGAAGAACGAATTATAAATGGTGCTATTACTGAAGATAAAGAATCCAAAGAATCTAAAGATCTACAACTATTACTGGACCCATCGTATCCATTGCTACAAAGATTTAGAGATAAGTGTCCTGGTACTTATCATCACTCACAGACAATTTCTGGAATAGTAGAAGGTATAGCACTATCTTTAAGTCTGAATGTACTGAAGATGAAAGTCATAGCTACTTACCATGATATAGGAAAAACATTTAATCCTAAATACTTTACTGAAAACCATATTGAAGATGATGAAGACCCTCATTTAAAATTATTACCGAGTATAAGTTACAATATTATTACTAGGCATGTGTCAGATTCAGTAATGATACTTATCAATGATCACAAATTTCCAAGAGATGTTATCGAAGTAATTTCTCAACACCATGGAACATCTATATTACAATATTTTTTTGATAAGTCTGGTAAAGGTGTAGAAGATACTTTCAGGTATAAAACTACAAAACCCACAGGATTGGAAGCTGCTATTCTGATGATAGTAGATAGGGTGGAGGCTACTTGTAGAAGTTTATCGTCATCCAATAAATTTGATCCAGCATGTGTTATTGACAAGACTATAAATCTACTTTTGGATGATGGACAGTTGGATGAGGTTGTGATGAAACTTGGAAATCTTAAAGCTATAAAAAATGCATTGCTAAAAGAACTAGAGGGAGTTTTTAGTAAACGTGTAGATTATGATAAAGCAAAAATAGAGGTCATAAGTGAAATAGATTTGGATGGTGGAATCGATGGGTAAAAAACATACTTATGAATTTGTTAAACAATCATTTGAAGATGGTGGTTATGAATTATTATCTAATGAGTATACTAATGCTCAAACTAAATTGAATTATCAATGTTCCAATGGTCATAAGCATAATATTACTTGGGGTCACTGGAAAGCAGGACAAAGATGCCCGTATTGTAGTAATAATAATATTAAATTTACTTTAGATTATATTAAAAAATGTTTTAATAAAGATGGATATATTTTATTTTCTAAAGAATATATAGACTGTAGTACTAAATTATATTATAAATGTTCTAATGGACATGAACGTAGTATTACTTTTAATAACTGGAGAATGGGTCAGAGATGCTCAATTTGTTATGGAAAAATTAAACTAACTTTAGAGAACATTAAAAAATCTTTTATTAAAAGTGGTTATGAATTATTATCTAAAGAATATATAGGCGCTCATATTAAATTAGATTGTAAATGCCCTGAAGGTCATATACATAGTATAAGTTGGTCTAATTGGCAGCAAGGAAGAAGATGTCCAACATGTAAAAATATACAGTTTTCAGGATTGGGTCATCCAAACTGGAAAGGAGGTATTTCTTTTGAACCATACTGCCCAATTTGGAAGGATAAAGAATACAAAAATTACATTAAAGAACGTGACGACTATAAATGTCTTAATCCAGCATGCACTAAAAAATATTCAGGATTAACTATCCATCATATAGACTACAACAAAAAGAATTGTGGTCCTAGTAATTTAATAACAGTGTGTAGATCTTGCAACGCTAGAGCTAACACTGACCGTGAGTGGCATACAGCTTGGTATAAAGCATTACTATATAGGAGGTACAAATTATGATAGAATACGATATTATAGTAGTATTGATCTCATTTGTTATAGCATTGTTCTATAGATGTAGAAGCCTAGTAAGACAAGTAGAACAACTTGAAGCACAACTTGATTCATTACGTAACGAACTTTACAAAAGATACAGTCATTAAATTTAACATAGGAGGTGGCAAAAATGTTTTATGAAGGATTAATAATGGGAATGGTTATTGGATTTTTTGTTGGTATACTAACTATGACTTGGGTGATGAGTAATGAAAAATGATAAGGTAGTTATATATTTACTAAGGAGCTTAAAATGACACTTCAATCTTCAGGTCCGATTGACTTCGGACAAATTAATGTAGAACTAGGTTTACCAGCTAATACTCAAATTTCATTAGGAGATACTGCTCCTAGAACTTTGAGTAGTATTCTTACTGGACCTATTAGTATGAGTAACTTTTACAGCGCTAGTCAGGGATACGGATATGGACTGTTTGGGGGTGGGTATAATGGTGATAGGAATGATCGCATTGATAAATATACTTATTCAAACAATGTAGTCGCAGCTGGAACTGTATTAGCAGTAGCAAGAATTGGTCTATCAGCCGTATCAGCGTCACCAGGACATTTTTAATTAAAGGAGAAATTATCATGAAGATATTTTTAGGTGGAACTTGTAATGAATCTACATGGCGTGATGAGTTAATACCTAATCTTACAATAGATTATTTTAATCCAGTAGTTAAAGACTGGACTCCTGAATGCATGAAAGAAGAAATTAAACAACGTCAAGAATGCGATCTATGTTTGTACGTTATTACTCCTAAGATGACAGGAGTATATTCAATTGCTGAAGTAGTTGATGACAGTAATAAACGACCTGCAAAGACTATATTCGTTAGAGTAAGAGAAGACGGAGGTCAAAAATTTACTGATAGTCAATGGAAATCATTAGGCGCTGTAGCTAATATGGTGTATCTTAATGGAGGACTTTCGTTTGATGAGATAACTAGTTTACTAGTGCATACAATTAATAATTCAATGAGTATAAAATAATAAGGAGGAAACATAATGCTTAAATTACAACTTCCAAAATGGATGCTTAAATTTCCAGGGGATTTATATTGTTGTTGGCGTCCTCTATTTCTAAGCTATAAACCAAAATTTCACAAAATTAAAGGTGAAGAAATACGAATGATTCTTAACGATATAAAGCCAGGTGATATTCTTTTTCGCCGGTATGATGGCTACTTAGATACTATATTAATGTCTATATCGTCATTCTGGTGCCATGCAGCAATTTATGTTGGTGATAACAATGTAATTCAAGCGGTCGGTACTGGAGTAAACTCAGAAGATATTTTGAATTTTTGCAGATGCGACAGTCTGGCTTTATACCGACCCAGTGTAACTTATAACCAGGTAGTGTATGCTATAGACAAAGCAAAAGAATTGGTAAAAGAAAAAGCTCAATATGATTGGAAATTTGAAAGCGAAAATTCTAATTTTTACTGCTCTGAGCTAGTGGACACTTGTTATAATAATATTTTTAAAGATGATTATGATTATGTTCTAGGCAACAACATTCTTACTCCAGATGGATTGTCTAATAGTAATCTAGTAACTTGTATTCATAAATTTGTACATTAATAGGAGGTAACAATGAAAAATTTATTTACCAAATTAGTATTTTTAGTTTTAATCAGTATGACTACCCTTTGTTTTGCAGATGATGTAGCTATTTTAAGTGAAGACTTAACACTTACTTTATCTAATATAGAATATCAGGGCGCTAAAATAAATTATAAAGCAGTATTAAAACATAACAGTAATGGAACATGGTACATATATTCATTAGAACCAACCAAACCATCACAGGATGTAGATGCGTACGGCTCAGGTGAGGCTTCTATTTTAGCAGAAATAAATAAATACCGTGCTAATGGTGCACCCTGTGCTAATGGTGGTCTTCCTTCAGTTGCATATAATCAGCAGCTAACTACCGCTGCACTCAACCATTCTATCGATATGGCAGCAAATAATTACTTCGACCACTACGGTTTAGATGGCTCAAGTCCCTGGGATAGAATCGCAAAAGCAGGGTTTACTGGTACACCCACTGGTGAAAATATAGCAGCAGGATACGATATGGCTAGCGTGGTGACTGGTTGGATTAATAGTCCAGGTCACTGTTCTGCTATCATGAGTTCTACATCAAATGTTATTGGGTTTGGATGGGCAAGTAAATCAACTAGCGACTGGAATACATATTATACCATGACCTTTGGAAGAAAATAAATAATATTTGATTAAGTTTTACAGGAAATTTTCAGGGTCAAAAAATAAAGTTCGGTTCCCTAGAATGAAAAAACGCCTTAAAATAAAAAAAAATTATGGTTACCGGCATTTTTCAGGGTCAAAAATTTAGGCTAGTTCCGTAGAACAAAAAATCGCCTTAATTTTAAAAAAACCAAAACCAGAACCATAAAAACAGAACCACAATACCATAATAAACAACATGCCGGTTCTGTAGTAAACGTAGGAAAAAACGTGGATTAGAACTCCGAAGTCGTAGTAAAAATCAGTGGTGTTTGGATACAGCAGAAACAACAGGAAGAAGTCAAGCGAGGATTAATAGGAGATTTATGAAATTACAGATATTGAATACTAGATTAAAGTTATTACTTTTGAGAATTACGCACCATATGTGTAATACAGAAATATGCAGGTTACTTTGTTTAGCGAAGCAAGAAGGAATTATTAATAGTAGACAACTTTATGAGTTAGCAGCATGGTTTGACCCAACACAACGACATAGAATATACGGTAAGTAGTAGTAGTAGTAGTAATGGGTAGTAAGGTTGATCTATCTAACTCAACCTTACTATCTCTAACTAATTATTAATGCACTGGATTCCCAACTAACAAAGATAAAACAAATATTAGTTTTTTCATTTTTCTCCTTTAATTTTTTTTTATTTTAAACACATACATCAATCACATCAACTTTCATCCCATCTCTTTTCTGAGACTAAATAAAGTTTACTACTTTTACTAAAGCAGTGCCGAAGATAGTTGTCAAGAGTCATAGAATTGTCTTCATAAAATGTCTCTTCTGCAGCTTCATGGATAAGCCCATATATAGTAGTAATATTTTTTTCAGCATATCCTTGTATTATAGTTTTTTTAAATATCTTTTTTAAAATCCATGTTTGAAAACCAGTAAGTGTCATTCAATTTCCCCACCAAAAAGAAAAATTCTATCACTTAGAACATCAGAATACTCTTCCATTGCAGTTAACTGTTTTTCCAAAAGATTAGTCTCTTCTTCGGATACTTTATTTTGGTATAGAAATAAACCAAGTTTATGTATCTTAATATCCAAATCTTCTTTTTCCTTCATAACTCTTTCTTGGTAAGCTTCCATGTTATCACCCCCTTTTATTATTTTTAAATCACAATTGTTGAAACAACGTATTATGTACTTATCTATACTGTAGTTAGGAAAAGCAGAAAGATGTGATACTGCTTGATTATAAATCAATTCGTAAAGTTTAGACAAATCTTTCTCAAATCCTTCTACTATTACTTTCTTAATAATTTTTAATAGCAACAACTTTTCAAATCGAGATATGCAAATATCTTTCATTTCTCCCAGCCTTTTCTTCTTCTTCTATGATGTGGTTTTCTTTTCTTCTCTACAAAATCTATATAGTCTATAGGTTCTATAGACAATCAATTAGTGTAATATCCTACTGGGTATGTAGTTTGTGGTGGTACAGTTGATTTATTATCATACTCAACTAAGTTTGTACCAAAGACATATTCATAAATTTTAAGTAGATTCAAATTTATTCTCCCCTAAATAAAAATAATTATTCTACAATTAATATACAGTTGATGTTGTAACTAATGTTTCTGGTATTTCTCTAATAGACATACGTAATTTAACAATTACATCTTTACGATTTGTAGATACAGTTCTATTTTTATAAGAGTTAATATGGGTCGGTATATTAACATTTGAATTATTTTTTTCTGATGATACTATATGATATATCATTTCAATACCAGTATAAGTTTTATCATTTTTTTCAATCATAATTAATCTCTTTAATTTCTTTATCACTTTTTATAGACGAAGGTCTAATTCTAGCAATATCTTTTGCAAGTTCCCAGTCCTTATAAAAAACATAAGCACTTGCAATATTGTCTAAGTAATCAGGTGAATAATTTGTTGTTTTATTTTCTTGTTTTTCCATTCATAATATCGTCCTGTATGTATTTGAATTTTAATTATGTCTATTTTATAAATAGATTTGTTTGATTTAACATATAGCTACAAAACCATAACCAGGTATTAAAAAGTATAACATAGACACATACTAATATGAAGTCTATGGTTTTACTATCTACATTTTTTAGATACCATTTTGAATAATTTATCGACTGCCGCCTCTCATAATAATAATCATTAAAGTTATACAAGATCCAGCAACAAGACCAACATATACTCCGATCCAGAAAGATGTCATATTTACCTCCATTATGTATAATGACAGAATGAGAATTGAACTCATACCAATGGGATCTCACTGCACCTGCTTGTGTCGAAGGACTTGAACCTCCATAATCCCTTTGTGTTTATGACCACTGCACCAGCTATGGGTTACTGCCCATAATAGAGTCTCTTAATACTAAGAGGTTAGTTTATTATTTATATAAACCATGCTTCATAATGTACCTATGAACACCATATAAGATACCAGCTGGCTTAAATTCATCAATTTGTTTATGATTTTTTCTATACTCCATTCTAATATTAGACGATCTATATGAATTATCTTTTTCATGGTGAGTTACGTTTGGAAAATTAATAAATATATGTGGTGGGTTAAAGCACCAGTCAAAGAGTCCAGCTTTTGGGATATAAGATTTGGCAACAACTATAATTGGAATTGTTTTTAAAAAATCTCTACTATGTCTCCATCCTCTTATTTTACGAGCTTGGTCTGTTCCCATAACGTAGTAGAATTCTCTTTCAGGGTATTTACTTATAAGCTTTATTACTGAAGCATATATACCATCCTTACTTTTTTTATCTATATATGTATAAGAATTAGATATATAACTGGTAAGCTGTTCTAGCATTGATTCACGATACTCTATTGATGTAAGTTCTTCATGACCAAATTCATTTGAATTACACATAACAAACCACAATTCTACAGGAGAATTTCTAAATTCATGATAATCCATTGCTACAATAGCAGTATCTAAATGACTTTTATGAGGAGGATCGAATGCACCACCAAAAAGTAATGTTTTTATTTTTTGTATTTTCATTTAGTAGTAAGTTCCCGTAATTTCTGTTCGATATACTCTGAATTGTTAGCAAAAATTTGTAAGTCTTTTTGATCCGTAGATTGACCATTTATTATTTTTTTAATTACAATATCTGACTTATCTTTTTCAGTTAGTTTTTTTCTTTTTTTACGCCTAAATGCTGATTTCAAAGTTTCAATCATAGTATTTCTCCTATAGTATTTTAGTATTAAAAAATAGGTGGTGTGCTGTTACGCCAAATGCCTGTCTTCTACCACAAGATTATCACTCCCACAACACACATTATCTATCTTGTTAAACACTGTGTGAAGTCGTGTGTTACATAACACGCGTTTGGGCTTGGTAAAGTCTACTCTCTTCACCAAGGCAGTACGTATACGGAAATAGGTTTATTTAAATTCACTAACAAATCTAAATAACTGCCATCTCCTTAAACGCCAGTCTTTTGCAATGATGGCGGGCAACTCATTATAGGTACAGAATTTAAATATTCTGCAGACTTTCGTCTGGCTGCCCCTAAGCCCACCTCCCACCTATACTTTAAATTTTCTATCATCTAATTTGGCGATGACGACCAGGTTAAAATACGTTAATCAACATTGCTAATGTTAATAGTAGCAATTTTTTTAATCGGTCGAAAAAAATTTAAACTTGCGTCGGATATATCGCAATATTTTGGTACGATAATCCGACATTTAATACTAATAAAACATACTGCCCCCACCCCCAACCCACTCGACCTATGTCTGATCAGATCATACTCTTATAAGTTTTATATAAACTATTATCTAATTTTTGATATGACTAAATAATAATAAATATAAATCAAAAAGAGTATTTCTCCATCACAAACGGGTGTTGCGAACAGAAATTTTCGGTTATCACGTTGTGATGTGCCTACTCGTCTCCATGATATGATTGTAATATATAACTTCTACAAAAAATTGTTGCAACAAGCGTATAACGTATTTTAATTATAATATTTATATACTTAAAACTCTGTGTATAGCGGCACAACTAATTTTTCTCCATCAATCTATTACAATCACCATTTACTGAGAAAATTTAATTACCTCATCTACTGATAATAATTTTAATTTTCTCATAGCATCAAAATAAATATTTTTACTAAATTCTGAAAACCCAGGAGAAGAATTAACTTCAATAAAATAAATCCTCATACTGGTATCCACAATAAAATCTACTGCTCCAAAAGACATTCCAATTATACTAAGAATCTTTTCAGAAATATTTCTAGCTTCAATAGATACTTTATTACTTGTGTCCATATATTGGAAATGTCCACCTTGATGAAAGTTCCAAGCTATCTGATCTATAGGTCCAGTACGTTTATGAACTACCCAATCTTTTTTAGGTACCCATAAAAATGTGTGAACTCTAAGTTCATATAGTCTATCTTTTATCATCATTTGGTAGTATTTACCTAGTATTCTATCTCGTTTTGTAGCAGCTATAATTCCTATACCCTGACTTGAGTAAACTTTTTTTTCAATCCAATCTGAAATTTCATCTGTTTTTGAAAGAAATAATTTTGTTTCTGGTACAAGTATCCCATGTTGTTTTACATATTTTACTGCTGAGTATTTAGATTGTCCTACAAATCTATTTATGATTGGTATATCTTTAATTAAAGGATACTTTTTAAAATATAATTCTAGATATTCTCCACTTAAACCATAATTTATAATAGCATCTACTTTTTTACCAGTATATCGTTGTATATCAGCTTCAGTGGATATTGCATTACAAGATTTAGAATTTCTTTTTCCAATAATTTGTATATTAGCCATTATATTCTACCTATACATCAAATAACGGTCTTCGACCTCTACATATGTCATTAATGTATTGTTCGAATGGTCTAATTCTACTACTTTCGTTATGTCGTGATTGTAATGAGGAAATTTTTCTAACTTTTTCCCAATTTTCACTATCTGTATTTTCGTCTACGTTAAACTCACAGCTAAATTCATCTTTAAGATAATTACAATCATCATCATTTAATTCTGAATTGTGTAAATCTTCAGCAAGACTCTCTGCTACAGCAAACGCAAATCCCATACTTCCTGGACCTAATTCTCCAAATGTATCCATATCTTGATCACCTCTGTTTGTATCTATGATTCTATCATATGTGTCATAGAAATATTCTTCTCCCACATCTACATCATCACCATTTATGCTTTCATAATATTGATCATTTTCAGACATAATTAATAGCCTCATGTTAAAGATTTCTTTTCAGCCGTAAAAACATAAGCATACTTTCAATTCTACTAATTAAACTTTGTTGTGAATCACTTAAAGTACGATTAAGTTGTTCAAAAATATACTGTGTATTTTTGATTTGGGTTTTTACAAAGTAATTAGGAATAGCAATATTTTCTAATTCAACTACATTACTTAATCTACTACAAAGTTTTATTGTAAAAGCTTCTTCTGTTAAATTATTAATTTTTTTAGCTAAATATAAATCTCTTCCTTCAATCTCCATTTGTGTGTTATTGTTTGTTAATTCTATTACTATTCCCATAGTTTTTCCACCAAAATCTTGTCCTATTTCATCTAAAGTAGTTGAAGTATTTTCTACAATATCATGGAATATAGCAGCTATATATTCGTCATATGGTGCATTTCCATCTGTATACTCCCAAAGTAGTTGTGCTGTTTCTTCTAAGTGTCTTAAATATGGTCTGTTAGTAAATTTAATTTTGTAATCACCATATTTTTGTTCAGCAAATCTATGAGCTAATTGCAGTATTTCCATAGCAAAACTCCTTTTGAAGTTCGAAAAAGTTTATTAACGACTACGGACAAAATCGAATCCATATTTTAAGCCGAATTAAGCTAACCGTTATGTGAGTTTTTTATTAAATCCGTAAACTTTTTCATTTTTATATTTACTCTTTAGTAAAATTTATTTCTTGTTTTATGAGTGAGATAATTGTTATCGGTGATTTTTTTTAATAAGTATGAGTTATTGAAGTAACCGAATAACTCACTACACTCATAAATTTTTTAAAGATGTATAACGAGATAACTGGGTATGGTTGTCTTTTCTAGGGCTATGCCCTTGCAATTTAATAGATTGTTGAAGTAACCATAATCCTCACTGCGTTATATTAAAATTATTCAATGTCATTAAATTTCATACTACCTTCTCCACACATGTATGCATTACAAGCTATTGGTCGTTTTGTTCTATCTTTAATTGCACAACCATCTTTAGTAAGATCTTTGCAATCAATGCAGCAAGAACCACACGCAATAGGGCAAATTACATCTTCTCTAAGTGTAATCATTTTCCCAATCCTTCCAATTTATCACCATGATAAGTATTATTAGGAAGAACAAAATTATCATCTAAATAATAACCAGGACGATAGTCTGTCATAGTATAATATTCTGGTTTATGTGGTGATTTAAATGGAGTAGTTACATTATCTTCATAATATTTAATAATTGTTTTATATATTTTAATCGAGTCTAATATCATTTTTACTCCAATTTAGTGTTTATTAAAGATCCACAACATTAATATTTACCATAGAATCAGTTCTAATATTTTTAAAGTTATGAACTTTTTTCCAGCCATGCCTGTCTAGTATACGTTGTTGAGGTAAATTATCATCTACATCAGTACATAATAGACAACTATATCTCATTGTTTTGGCTATATCTTTTCTAATACCACATAGCAGCGTACCAAGTCCTTTTCCTTGAAATCGGTTTGCTACATGAGAATAATGTGATACGCATACTCCACAACAACCTGGAAGACCTGTCATAGAAAATGCTGCTATTTTTGATTTAGTAGCAACCTCAATTACTACATATTTATTTTCTATATTTTCGTTATAACCATAATCGTCATTAGTTTTTATTTCAACTTTGATATTCAACAATTTTTTAATGTCTTTTTCTGCACTCCTAAGTACTAATTTTGCATTTCTATCTTCATTATACATAATTACTTCCTTTCTTTAAAACTATAAAACTATTTTATTTAAAAACTTATGTTTAGCTACCATATAGATAGCTAAACGCGCCCACCCCAACCCCACTCGCTCTACGCCCATTACTATTTTATTAGGTATAATAATATATACTTACGTATGTGCTCTGACTCTAATGCGTTCGGTATTTGCTTTGCGCTACCTAGTAGGATATGAGTGCCTTGACAAGGGTATGGTATATTATGTCCATCTAATTTTTTTAAAAAAATAGTAATAAACTTGTGGGGAGTGATGGAGTCGAACCACCCGAGCCGTGAGACGCGTGGGCTACAGCCACGCCCGCTTCCCCTACGGTATAACCCCCCAAAAAATTTAATTCTAACAGCAACAACCACAACAACCATGAATACCTTCTGAATCAGGTAAACCAAATTTTCTTTTATAAGCTAGATCATCTGGATCAGGATGCCCTACTCCACAAGGGCATATCCTCTCCATTAAGTATCTATCTTGTCTCCAGTTTGTAGGATAATTTTTCATTTTATGATCTGATGGATTATGAATAGAACAAAATTCACCATCACATTTTCTCTTATCATGAACTCTAACTCGTTGTCCAGTTCCTGTTATGTAGGTTTCTGTATACATTTATTTGGTATTATCTCCTCGTACATCCAATGTTTATTTGTTTGTACATGATTAGCTCTAACATACTTAGCAACTGATTTTTCGAAGTCACTATATTTAAATTCATCTGCTAAACGTACAACATATCCTTCTTGTTTATCTTTGAATGATTCATTAAATATTTTATTTATTTCTTCTAAACTACCAGTTGAAAAAACTGTTACTGGAGTTATTTTTAATTCTTTAAAAAATTCAATAGTAGTATGCCAATCAAGACATACATTTATTTCATCCCATACAGAAAATCCTATGAAATAACTACATAAATCTTCATAGTATATAGAATGTTTTGCATATAAATTTTCACCACATATTCTCCATCCATCAGGAATAAGATGTTTTATACTATGAGAAAAAGCTTTAACCCAATGACGAGAACCATGATCCTTTGAATCAGTAGACCTAGCATGAATATGTGTCGAATATATGGAAGTATTTTCTCCATCAAGTTTAATTGAGGCAACTAATTCTTTATTGTTAAAGTGATTAGTATCACTAAGTACGCGATCATCATTACTTTTTCCAGGAGACCATGGTAAGTGTGGTGTTCTAGGATATTTATAAAACATAATACTACCTCCGTTAGTGGAGCGAGGAATTGAACCCCAGTCTTGAAACTACTACGACCCTTATTGAGAACTTACTATGCTTGCCAATAGAGAATAATTATCAATGCATGATTATTATCGTGTATCTGGTAGCCATATGCTCTGTCGTACTCCACCTATAAACACTAACATGTTTATATGTATAAGATACTTTACTTTTATAAGGATTCGAACCTTATTTAGTCTTTCAATATTATTTTTTGAAAGATGCATTTAGTCCTGGTATATGCTATAAAGTTTGTATCTAACATATTGCTGCGTACTACACAATTATTGGTAACACTTCCTATTTTTAAATGATCTACATAACATTACAACATACTTATGAATAATATACCAGTTATAACTTTTTTTGCGTGCCCAAATAAATTTAATATTATTATTTAATGTTAATAATAATTGGATATAATTAAATTTTTCTACCAGCTCAAGTTAATAAAGGCTATACAGCATAAATATATTTTGTAAATACATAGTATTAATTTAAAAACGTACTAAATTACCACTTTACAATATGACATATAAACATGCAACCACTAAAGAATTATCTGAATTGTTACTTTCTGTTGTTTATAATATTCCTACCTTCCACCGCGTTAGACGCTAACAACCTACTAGTTAATTGATTCAGAATATTTAAAATTTCTTATAGTGATTTATATAAACGAGTTTTAAAGTCGATTACATAACTATTTATTAACTAAAAATTAATTCATACACGCCTGATTTTAGAATTGTCAGACGTGTAGTAATATGTTATTTGTTGAACTGATTTGCCGTATCAATCATACGCTTTGCAAACTTAAGTATGCTCCCAGACCACCCACCTATAATAAATGTTCTATTATAAAATTCTGGAAGTATAGTGTCCTCATAACCAGCTATTTGAACAAGAAATACATTAACTTTAGAGTTAATTTTGGCTCTATACTCGCTGATAAGTAGAGGAACATCAATGTTAGCACTAGATTTTCCCCAAATATAATCTTTGTACTCACCATGTCCTCTACCATAAAGACCGCCATGCCCAGCTTGCATATCAGAATAAATAAAAATATTATCCCAATGTTCCTTGTTACTAATTGCATTATCCAAAGCTAACCAAATACCATGCTCAGTACTTCCGCCAACACTATGTCCAATCTTATTGGCATGCTTTGTTTGATCCATAATTGATGATTTTTTTCGTATAGGAATATATTCTAACCTATCTCCGAAAATACCTAAAACACCATCATCAGATATGCGTCCAGTTAGAACTCCCATTAAATTTCCAATCTGAGCTACAGTCATAGAACTTAATTCTGAGATAGGCGCACCATGTGTCGAACCAGAATTGTCTGTAAGTACTAAAGATCTGCCATTTAATACAGGAAGGTTGTTTAATGATATTTCAAGACACTCTTCTATGGCATCTAGAACAAAACCAGAAGCACTTCTATTGGCACTATATGCAGATAAATAGCGGAACGGAAGTTGTTTTCCCTTTTCTGCAGTTGATGTTAATTTTTTAATCCACAATTTGGGTGGAACTTTTGCCTCTACAAAATTTCTAATGTTGCGAAGAAGAGCCATATGACCCATAACCTCTATTGCTTCTTCCCATGAGCCACCACTAGAACGAATAGATTCCCAAGTTTTAATATCATCACCCAATTTTAACTCTCTACGCATGAGTTTACCAATTGGTGAATTATACCCGTAGAACCCTTTACCCATTGCCATGTTAGCTACATCAACAGTCTTCACAACACGATCCTCCATTCTATACTTTGCTAATTGATACTCATTAGCACTAGATAAAATGTCCATCCAAGCACGCTTCATAGCATTTGGAACTGGTTTTCCAAAAGCTGACAGCTGATAGGCGAGTTGAACTGCCGGCTCATCTAAACGCCCAGTAATCAAAGCTGCATACTTTCTAATTAAACCAGTACCACGGACCTTAGGATGATTGGCCGCACGAATTAATATTACTTGTGGAGTTGCACGAATAAATTCTTCGTTGCGCAAAGTTACAGCCCATTGGAGAGTAGTTTCTGGATCGTAATCCAGAGCCTCATCTATAGCTTTTTCCATTGCTTCTTCTGGTAAAAGATTTCTCCACTCGTAGTTATCTATAGCATTTAAAGTAGCACGTAAATAATCTCGTTGACCATTACTAAGACTATTTCTACTTGAATTCCTACTATGTTTATTTTTTGGTTTCATTCCTTTATAATACATCGGCTCACCAAAGAAAGATGATGAGGATATACAAATTAATTTTAGAATGGGAGAATTAATATCATATGATTGAGCACCCATAAAATTAATATGAGATTCAATTTCACCTTGATTTGTATCCATAGTTCACTTCTCCTTTTTTAGAGAGATATTTTTTTAATAATCACATAAGTGATCAGCAAATTCTTTAACATTCATTTTTTTCAAATTTTCAAACGAGATAAATTCTCTATTGATTACGTTTACATAACCTTCCTCGTAACCTCTTTTTCTATACTCTTCTGATACAGCTCTAAATTCAGTAAGGTTTTTAATATTAGAATTACGTAAATTTCTATGAGAGTCGATTAATTCTTCAACAGAAAGAACATAGTCTAATCCTATTTCCTTGGAATATTCTTGTAGACTTTTTTCTCCATTATAATTATAACCATAAGATTTTTTTTTAATTTTATCATATTCTAATTCCAAAACATTTGAATATTTTTGTAGGTCTTCATATTTTTCTTTATCTTTCCTAGTATAAAACATAGAATACTCCTTTACCAAATTGATTTACATCTTCCTTCATACGATGCAGAAAGTTCATTATCTTTGTAAGAATTAGAACATCCATTATCCCATACAACACTAATACTACCACTACTACAGGATGCTACAGTGCCTATACATTCCCACGCTGTACCAACTTCTGGATTAGTTTCATTAATATTATAACTATTATCAGGTGCAGTTAATACTACTCTCATTCCTTTACTAATTTCATGGCATTTCAATGTTTTCATTATTTAATTTTCCTTTCTTGTGTCTCTGGCAAGATTCAAACTTGCGACCTAAAAATTAGAAGTTTTTTGCTCTATTCACTGAGCTACAGAGACTAAAAAATTTACACTGGTTTTGCAAACTCTCCAGCTTTTAACATAGGTTCTAAATCAGTGTTTGTCAAGTCTTCCCTATTAACAATATAAGTTGTAGGGTAATTTTTATCCCAATAAAATTTCATATTACAATGTAAACTATAAGTAGCGTGTTTAATTACTGCTATATTTTTGATATGCTTACCTGCGTCACCACCATATAAGAAATTTACTAATCTTGGAATATAAATTAAGTCAAAAGAACTACCAAAATCTCCTTTTTTGGGAGCATTTATACTTTTTGAACGTACATACATACAAGCTCTATAATCCCTGGATATAGGAAGTATATGATGAGCAGCATTAGTTATTAAATAGTAAGAGGCTATTCCAAATGCTGTAAAAAATCCTAGTCCATTATCTTTAATTAAGTGTATGATACCTCTTACAAAGAATGGCTCTTCTTGAAGATATCTAGCCGCGCAAAGATAAACATACATCATATCCATAGAAATATCTTCAAAATGTATGTCATAAATACCGTTCTCTATAAAATTTTTACCGATATTTTCAGGCATCAATTTATTTTGTTTGCATAATTCTACCCAAAATTCTATTTCATCTTTTGTTAAGTGGGTATTTTTCTTGTCATGTTTTTGATAGTTACAGAAAAAACGTAATCTATTTGGACTTACTTTATTTGTTGTAGTGTATGACAAATAACTACTAACAAATCCTGAAAAACATGACTGAGCTTCTTTAATTACCCTTTGTTTATATAACCTATGGGCTTTAATAGTAGGTATTTCTGTTGTATCAATATCAGATTTGAATACTTCATAAGTTACATTATATGAAGCAGAGTTATATCCCACCATAAATTTTTCTGTATCAAGCATTAATGATGTCTTTGTTTCTGTCATGTTTTTGTACCTTTCCATTCCTTTCCATAATAAATATTCCTTCAACCATCTCTACTGCCCAAGTCATTACTTGTGAAATTTGACGAACTGGGTAATTCATGGCAGCATATTTTTCTAGAATTGGTTGAATTGCATTTGCAGTTTCTTCTTCTAAATTACGGGCATCATCCAAATAGGTTTCATCTTTATCATGATATAAACTTTTCATATATCTTTGTCCTTAACTTTTTCTAGTTTAAGAATATCTATTTTATCAAACCTATTTAGATAGTCTATTAATTCTGATGATAGATTATCATAAAATCTGTATTCTTTTATATTTTTTATTCTTTTGACGCTGATAATTTTTAATTTAATACCTACATCAGAATCTAGTATATCATTTATACGATATTTATCAGCTTCTTTTCCAACTCTTATTGTATAAATATGTCCACTTGATAGTAACTGTTTTATATTATCGTATTCCTCATCTGTTATTGAGGATGATGATTTAAAACTGATGACTGATTTGTCCATACCAAAGTCTAAAGCATAGATAAGAGATGGTATTAATAATAAAATAAAAATTAATTTTTTCATATAACACCACCTCCAACCCATCTTTTGAACAACATAAAAACTCTTGTACCAGGAGCGGGACTTGAACCCGCACGGGAATAATTCCCACAAGATTTTAAGTCTTGAATGTCTGCGATTCCATTATCCTGGCATTGATATTTAACTAACCTCTATAAAATTTATGTGCCACTTCAGAGATTTGCACTCCGATCCTAACAATTATAAGTTGTTTGCTATACTATTTTAGCTAAAGTGGCATATTTATTACCAATTAAAATGTAATTTGGATCTTAAATAAGATTTTTTTAATTCTACTGCAATGGTATGTCTATACCATTTAGCTATTAACTCTGATGGTAGTATATTATGCTTTTCTAATAGTTTAAAAGCTGTTATTACTTTGTTAGGTAGAATATAATCATTGGATGTTTGGTAGTCAAGTTCACACTTAAAATGTTTGCTATTACCAATAATCCAGCAACCAAATTTAGTTTCTACCCAACATACATTACTTTTTCTATCAAAATACATTCCGTGGCGGTTAAAAATAGATTCTATCTTTATCTTTGAAGTTAGATTATTGAACATATAAAAGTGAACTTCATCTTCTATAGCCAAAAACGATGGTAAAGATATTACTTTGTATCTACTCATATAAATCTACCTTTCTTAATGCTCCTTCTCCAGCCCATCCAACACCCATATCACACTTTATAAAACAGTTTACATATAGAACTTTTCCAAGTCCAACATATCCATCATCCCAATTATCATAGTTAATTACAGTAGCTATACATCGCAGTACTGTACCTACTCCAGTAAACACACAAGTAGTATCATATTTCTGCTTATATTTACCTGTAGTTGGAACAGAAGATAAACATAATCCTGCCGGTGTTACTGGAGTTACTTTATTACCTATTTCTATTTCTATTCTATTCATAAATTTGCCTTTATTTTCATTTACCATCCTTTCTTTTTATCATAATTCTTCGATATTTTATCACACCATTAATAATATTTATATCATTACATTCCCCTGTAATATATCTACTGTCTCCTAAAATCTCAAATTGTTTAGGATTGTATTTATCAAGAAAAGTAATTGGTACACCCATAACCCCATAATAATCTTTTGGAATATCCGCAACTTTATTAACTTCTATAGCATCGTAATTATCATACTTAGGATAACTTATCTCATTTCCATAGTAATTTCTAAATAAAGTAAGTTTTTCATTTCTTTTTTTATGTGTTATATTAGTATACCATATAATATTACCAAATTTTTTAGTTTCTCCATTGTATGCTGTAAATTCTTTTATAGAATTATGACCTATCCATATCTTATTATCCTTAATTAAAGGAAAGATTTCTTTATAGGTTACAGCATTATAACTTCCGACAATCAAAAATTTTTTTTTATATTCAATTAATTGAGCTACATATTTTCTAAACAGTGAAAATGGTGGATTTGTTACAACCACATCTGATTTTTTTAATAATTCTATGCTTTCTGGACTTCTAAAGTCACCATTTTCTGCTAAATAAAGGTGTTCAACATTATCAAACTCATTTATATCCTCTATTTTATGTTCTATTTCAATTTTATAGGATGGTATATCATTTTCATAATGAGTGCTAATAAGTTTTTTTATACCTAAAAATTCAAAATTAAGGGCAAAATATCTAACAAAGTTAGAATAACTAGGGTCATCGCAATTACAAAATACTTTTTTATCTTTAAAGTATTTATCATAATGAGATAATTCTTTTTCAATATCAGTCATTCTTGTATAGAATTCATCATTTTTATTTAGTTTTGCATCATGCAAATTTTTATTTTGTTTTTCCAGTTGGCACCCCCATAATATATGTTAACTTTCGCCCATGTCCGATTTGAACGGCTATTAATACTCCCAAAGTATTCGTGATACCAGGTTTCACTACATGAGCGTTTTATTTTTTATCCTTTCTAAAAGAGAATTTATCAAATCCATGTTTAGCTATACGGTCTTTATCAGATACTTCAATCATTATAGGTGATTTACCACCCATAATACCACCTATGAACATTGATAGTTCTTGAAAGGCTTCAAATGGACTAACAATTTTATAAAACTCTATATTTTTTAGACAACTATTTTTGTGTATGGTAAATATTTTTCCATTTTTACTGGAGGTATTTCTAATCATTACTATTAATGGTGAATCTAATTTAAAGTGAAGATCAGTAGCATCTTTTGATTCAATTCCTTGTTTTTCAAATAATAATTTGAATCTTTTTTCAGCTGACATATTACTCATATTGTATGAGAAATAATCAGATAAATTTTTTTCTAAATTTATTTTAGTATAGTTGGTAATAATTTTGTTAAATGCTTCATATGTGTAAACAAATTCTGTAGTACTTTCTATAGATTTTTCTATGGTTTTATTTGTATTTTTAATTTTGTATACTACCTCAATACACGAGTATATTTTACCACAAAAAATAATTAAGTTTTTCGAAAGTACTTGTAGTTCTTCATTATCAATTCTTGAGGCATTAAAATCAAATACTTTACTATAAATTTTTGATAGTTTATCATACAAAAATGGTTGTTTGGAATATAGGTCAGTTATATCTTCATCTTTTCTTTCGTATATGATTGACGGGTCTATACCATAACCTAATGCCGTGTCATAATAGTCGTGGTATTTACTAAATATTCTCATGATTTATATCTCTCTAAAATTTTAGTATTTTTTTTTGTTTTTAAATGTTTTACCAGGTTCTATATATTGTTTACAGCTCCACAATAGACGATTACATTTCATGTTATCTAATTTACAATATCCTACGCAACATACACTATCATCGACTTCATTATACATAGTACAATTCCATTTGCTATTCATTTCTACTCCTTAGGATAGAAATCCCCCAACAACTTTCGTTGAAGGGGGATATAAGAGGTTGATCACTGTTTTTACGTTCTTCCATTACTGGAGACATTGGGTCTCTCCCAACTACTTTTAACCTGAACTATTGAACAGGACGTGATCAAGTTTTCCGATTACTCCAGAACTTATCGGATTTATAAGAATGGCGTAAAACCCCTATCCCTTTAGGGTAGGGGATGTAAGCCTTTTTTTAAAGTTGGCGAGAAGGGAATAACTCGCCATTTACCCTTTTTAACGCTACATTGCTGTAG